AGCCTTTATCAATAGTAATCAGCTATGATAACCCAGTATCGTGTTATAGTAAGTCCACAATTCTTGTAACGTGAAGTGGTCAATATCACGAGAGATATTTCCTGTCGCTCTCTACGACCCCCATACTTACTAAATGGTTGCCGTGATATCCCAAAGATATCACAATCTACAAAACTCCTTGCCTTTCTCACACTCCGCTCAGGCGATTAAATAAACTACGCATAATTTATTTTAATCGGTTCTACTAGACGCGCCTAATTAGAACTGCTAAGCTTTCACGGTCAATCCTAAGACTTCCGAGGGCCTTATATAATAGTATTTTTCTTAATTGATAAATCTATTATATAATATATTGGTTTTAAAAATCAAGTCTATTTATTTAAAAAATTATATATAGCATAAGGTGTAATTGTATATTTGTTTAATAATCTACCTTTATATAATTCTTTATTACTTGTAACCAATTCACTATCTCGTAAACGTAAAATAGCCCAGGTTAATTCATTGATAGATAATTTTTTCAAGTTTTCATTTTCACAGTTTTCTAGTAATTCCGGACCAAAAGCAGTTCCAGCAAACTCATCACTAAGGACCTGTAATACTAAATTTTGTTTATAACTTAATTTAATAGGTTCAAACTTTTTCATATTATCATCTCATTTCTATAATATAATTATATTATAAAACTGGACTAAAATTCAAGATTTAATTTTAAATTTTTGGTGCCCCCTACAGGACTTGAACCTGTACCTCGAAAGACTGGTTCCTAAGACCAGCGTGTCTGCCAATTCCACCAAAGGGGCAAATGGTGCGGGATCACGGATTTGAACCGCGGACCTATCGCGTATCAGACGATCGCTCTAACCAACTGAGCTAATCCCGCAAATATTGGTACGCCCGCATGGATTTGAACCACGATAACTGCTGTATAAGAACAGCGCCTTAACCGTTAGACGACGGGCGTAGTTTTTTAATTTTTTGTTCTAGTTCTTTATAACCAAATTTTAATAATAAATCTTCAAAACTCTCTGTATGATTTGGCACATAAATACGACAAGCTAACTCATATGCAATAGCATTAACTATTTCTTGGTCATTGTTTTTAATAGAATTTTCTAATACATCAATTAACAGTGCCGTAGATACTGTGCGTAATTTTTCTATATTCATATTCTCTCCTTAAAAACTGGTGTCCTGCCAGAGATTCGAACTCCGGACCGATGCCTTAGAAGGGCATTGCTCTATCCAGCTGAGCTAGCAGGACAAATGGCGCCGTGCACAGGATTCGAACCTGCAAATCGTTTCCGACCAACGGTTTTCAAGACCGCTCCCTCACCACCCGGACACACGGCATAACTGTCGGCTAATGGAATTGCACCACTAACAGCATGCTTTAAAGCTTAGCTTCTAGCTAACCGACATATGATATATTTAATTATATTCAAACTCATCATACATTTGATTATATGTCTTAATATAGTTATGGGTAACAATGCCTAATAAGACTTTATTACCATTTTCTTCTATAATATAAATGTATGCCTGATCAGTTGTAACCGATTCTCTACCACGAGGACAAGTCATTTTTTTAGCTACATGCTCAACAGTTTTCATATTTGTTGTGCTTAATTCCATATAACCAGCTCCGCCCTTGATATAAAAAATAGGCATACCGTTTTCTAATTTGGGGTGAGTATTCATAATTTGTCCACACCAATCAATATGATATTCACTATGTGTTTCACTGACAATTGGATGGGTGTTAACTTTAACTATCATTATTCTCTCCCTTATTAAATGAGTTAAAAAAATCTAAGATATTACTGTCAATCTCTTCCGTAATAACAGTTTCCCCTTGTAGAGCTGTCTTAGACCTGTGATGAGGATTGGCTTTTCTCCAACAAGGCAGACTATGTTTTTTAATTTCTGCTTCAGTAGTAAAACTTTTATTACAAATTGGACAAATATACATGCCATCTCCTCCATTCTATAAATTATAAATGGCACGGGCTGTAGGATTCGAACCCACACCTAAGGTTTTGGAGACCTTACTCTTACGGTTTTGAAGACCGCTGCGCTACCGTTACACCAAGCCCGTATATGGGTGGAAATAAGGGAATTGAACCCATATCATCTGTGCCACAAACAGATGCACTAGCCATTGTGCTAATTTCCACATATAAAAATGGCGTCCACAGAAGGGCTCGAACCTTCGCGCCAGCAAAACCGACCTAAGAGTTTAGCAAACTCTCCTCTTCACCAACTTGAGTATGTGGACATTGCTAACGACGGATTTAAACCGCCGGGCTTTCTTGTCAGCCAACAGAAAGTTTCTGGAGCTATATATATAGTATATATGTATAACTTATCTTACAACCTCAGCTCTTATCCGCTGTAGATCGAACAAACTCTTTTATACCGTCCTCATTCGTCGAAACGGTGTAGAATTACGATTGCTACGCGTGCTAACGGTGAGTCTTTTTACACGGGAATTGAGAACTCAACTAAACTCAATATTACTATTCGCTAATAAAAGTATATTTAGTTTTTAATTTACCTTCGTAGTTTTCTTTACTTTTAGAAACCTTATTTTTCTTTTCAAGACCAACTAGTGTCATTCTAATGGAAGGTAAAGTATATTCTTGATGGTCTTTAGCAATTTCATCTGCAAAAGCACCATTAGGATAATCGTTTTCTAATATATTTAATATTTTTGTTTGATTTTCCGTTAACTTTGTGTCCATAATTGCGTTTCTCCTTTCCTAAAATATTTACAAATTAATTATATCAAATTAAAAACCTTAATACAACTTATTTTTTCAAATTTCTGCTTTTTTCTAGGAATATATCGCCTGATCTAAATATCACCTATCATGGGCCCGCGCAATGCTTAGCCTAAGATGCACCTAGTATATATTCCCACAAAAAAGCAGAAATTATTTATCACTCATAATTAAATTATATAAATCTTCTGGTGTTTGTAATTTAATTATATTATCATTTGCATCCGTAATACAACCATCTGTATAATCCTTGCCAAAATTTAATTCCCACATATAATAATTAATATTATCATATTTATCATCTATTAAGATTTTTAATAAATCAATAAGGATTTGAATAGGTTTATTATATATATAACCTCCCCCAAACTCTGGATCAATTTGATGTAATATATTATTAAAATCATCTTGTTCTTCTACTAATTGCTGTATATCTTTTATAGTTTTAATAAATAAATCTTTATCCATAGTTTAACTCCTTTCATAATTTACAAAATAATTATATAATATATTTATACCATTTGTGAAGTATTTTAATTAAATATTTCTTAATATTTTTTGATAGCCATACATTTCTTGTGATTCTGGTGTATATATTTCAAGATAATAATATATATGACCATCTTTGAATAAACTAATAATATGTTTATCATAATCATCATATCCATTTTCTAATGTGCATTCAAAATCATATATTTCTGAAATAGGAACATATCCTAATACTTTAGGTTCTTCTATTATAATAGGTTGAATTTTTTGTTCTGTTGGTTTAGTGATAGTATTTCTATTTTTTATATTTTGTCCTATAATTAAACCTGTTATAAAATCCATCATATGTAACCACTCCTTTCTTTTTAATATCTTTTATTTCTTTATTACGATATAATTATATCATATCATTATCCAGATTACAAGTTATTTACCAAAATAATTTTTTTAAATATTATATATATAATAATGATATATAAAGAGTATTATATTTTATTAGTATAAGTCAAGTAGATTGACATAATTTTACATATAAAAAAATTAGAAAGGGAGCTGTAAAAATTTAAGTTTACAAATGGTCTAAATATTATATATAATTATGTTGAATAATTTAAAAGGAGAAAATATGATAAAGAAAATAAAAGCATTTTTCAAAAGAAAAAGAGCGTGCAAAAATACTCATTGCAACTATAATACAGGTAAAGAATGTTGCACATTAGATAGTTGCCACTATAAAAATAGAAAAATTGAAAAATAAAACTTGATTTTTGGAGCATAATATGATATAATTATTTTGTAATTGAAATAAATAGGGCATTTAATGGGCGCTTGAGAGTTATTTGCTTATCCTACTATATGAACTCTATGATCCGATATTGATTAAATGGAAATATAGGACTGATTAATCATTAGAATTATGAAACTATACGGAAGTTTATGATACTAGACAGTCATTTAGATAAGTGATGGATAGTCCTACAGGACTTATAAGACTGGGGGCAAAACTTATAATCAACTCAAATTACATTATTTGCGGAGACTCGGGACGAGTTGGGTAAGCCGGTGGGGGACTCGAAGCACTGTGGGGTGAATCATGACACTCGGATGTGTGGGTGAGAATCTATGATCTGCGCGGGTTATAGTATAAAAGCTCACCCGTCTAAAAACTATGAAGGAGGAAATACTTATGAATAACAAGTTGTTTTTAAACTATGTAAGAGAATTGCATGACTTGCAAGATGAAGAAAAAACTTTACTAAATCGTTGGCATGTATATAAACTTCGTAGAAAAATTAAAAAGATGATGAAAAAAGCTGCACAAAAACAAGCAGAAATCATTTATAAACAAACAATTAACTTATATGAAGAAATTTTAACATCAAATTTGAAATAAAACTTGAAATTTGGAAGTATTTTTTAATATAATTATTATAGAAAAAGAAATTATATCTTTTTTCAAAAGAAAGGTGAGTAATTATGAGAAAATATTATGCTAATATTAATTTAGATTTTGATGATATGAAGTATAGTATTGTTGGCGATTCAGACACTAATCGTCAAGGTATGATAGAGTTAATTAAACAATTTGCGAAAGATATAAATTGTTTATGCAATACAAAAACTTCAAGATTATTGGATAAAAATGGTAAAGAGATTGGAAAATATAGTATTCAATCTCGTGATTTTTAGGAGGCCGTTATGATCGAAATGAGTAATAAGGCTAAAATAGTATATGGTGCTCTCGATATGTTACAAGCAAAAGATAAACAGAGTGCTGTAACTTCATTTGCATTATCTGATTTTATTAGTGAAAATGAAGATTTACAAAATCATCAATATGTTAAAGACATTAATGAACAAGATTTTGTAGATATGATAATGGAGATGAATATTAAAAGTATAGCCGGTATTTTAAATGGTTTATACAAAAATCACATTATTGATAAAACAGAACCAATATCTATGAAGATTAATGGTGTAAACAAAAGTTTACGAAAATATTTTTTAGTTAAATAATTGACAAATGGTTATTTATTTGATATAATTATTTTGTTAATTTTTTAAAGACGATATATTTGAGGAAATGCTAATAAATCGTTTTATCTACTGACAAACAATAATTTAATTATTATAATTAATGATATACTTTAATTACCATATCTTTGATGATATTTGTAATTATCTATATATTAATTATATTTAATTGTATTATACAAAACAGTAGCGGTTTTTAGAGAACGATAATTGAACCTAATCAACTCAATTATCATAGCTGATTTCCATTATTATATAAAATATATTTGAATTAGTTAACTGATAGAAGTAGTAATACGACTAAAGGTTAACGACCTGCGGAGATAGTAGGCTCGTAAGAATAAAATCGTTATTTTGTATAAGTAATAATCAAACCAAAGAAAGAAACTTTGTAAAAAATAGCAAACATTTAACAAATATCCTTGTATGCATGGCCTGACATGTGATATGACGATATTAATGTATATGTCTATTATCGTCCTAATTGTGGGGAGTAATAAGTAGCGGATTGCTATTTCGATAATGATTATATGTTTGATAGTTTAATAGGAAAAACATTAATATGGAGGTTCAAATCCTTCTCTTGTTAAATGCGTTCTTTATTTTTGATTATTTTTTTAAAATAATCTTTTTACTTGGCAACTTAGCTCAGTAGGTAGAGCAAATGACTCATATTCATTAGGTCACTGGTCCGAATCCAGTAGTTGCTACCAAATTTTTATGGGGCTGTCCGGTTTCGACGGGAGGACCTATTTATTACAATATAAGTCGCAGTGATGCGTTATAATCTAAACTTAAATATAAATGGAAACATTTTATCAAAAATCGCTAATAAAGTTAAATCTTTATTCGCTACAAGTGTAGCTGCTTTTGCTTAGTCAAAAGCGATAGCGACTTCTGTGTGAGTAGTCAGTTTGTGGGTAGATTAAAACATAGAAGAATTACTAATCCAAGGCCCACCATATAAAAATTACCTTAGACGATTTTTATATTGATGAACTTTAAAGTCTTAGGCTGTTTTTAGAGATTTGCTACAGGGGTATAAAAAACAGATAGAACGAAAGTAGCCAAAACTTATAAGGTAAGAATGAGATTTGTAATAAATGATTTTTTCGGACATGGGTTCGATTCCCATCAGCTCCACCATATGGTGTGTAATAGGTAATACCTAAAGCATACCTCCTTTATAAACTCTTAAATAGTGTGGGTGAATAATGCTGTCCCATTTTACGGAAAGCTTTTTACTGTAATTATCAGGCTAAGGTGGAGATAAAACAAGGCTATTAAGAGTTTTTATTTTTAGAAAAGAAAGAGGCGATATATATGGCTCAATTAAATACATATTTTGTTTTTAGTGATGTTCATGGAGAATACGATGCTTTATTAAAATCACTACAAGATGCTGGATATAATTCAAATGATCCAACACATATATTGGTTTCTTTGGGAGATAATTTTGATAGGGGTCCAAATAGTAAGAAAGTTTGGAACTTATTACGTGGTAACGCATATTCTACAAATAAACCAATTTGCGTAAAAGGCAATCATGATGTTATGTTTCAAGAATTTTTAGAGAAGGGTATGGATGGGGAATTTGTATTATTTAATATTTTACATAATGGATTAGGTAAAACAATTCAAAGTTTTTCTGCTATCGATACCAGTACTTTTAAAATAGCAGACTTAAATAAAGCTAAAACAATAATTAATAGAGATCCTGTATTAAAATGGTTACAATCTCTACCATTATATTATGAAACTCAACATTTTATTTTTTGTCACGCTGGTATTAATCCAATGATAGGTGATTGGAGAGCTACAGACGAACATTATATGCTTTGGGATATTAAAGATAGTCATCTACCATGCGAAAATACTAATAAAAATGTAATTATAGGACATCACCACGCCTTTAGAGTGCGTGAAAATGCAATAAAAGCTGGGTATGGGGATGTAGACATTCAAACTTGTCGTTACACAGTTGGTGACAAAAGTTATAAATATAAATATTTTGGTAATCAAGACGAACATAGACCTTTTATTTGCGAAAATAAAATTGCTATAGACGGTTGCACTAATTATACCGGTAAAGTTAATGTATTGGTTATTCAAGATTATCCATTAGAAGATCCAAAAAATAAAACAAATGAAGAAAAAATTACCGTAGTAAATAATGATGGTATTTCAATTCAAGCAACATGAAATCCAGATATTAGTTTCCAAACTACTTTTGGACCAAATTTCTTTAATGACATATATACAAATTATTATACTACAAATACAAATGAAACACAATTATAGGAGGTAAATATGAGAAAACAAATAATTAGCAATGCTGAACAAAAACTAAATATCGTGATATTAAGTGACGAAGCTACTAATATTATAGCCAAAGGAATGGCTCGTTGCCATGACGGTGATGAATATAATGAAGAATTAGGTATTCAAATTGCTAATAGCAGAGCTTGGCTAAAATATTATGAAAAATTAGCAAAATATAACGAAAAAAGATTACAAGACTGGCAAGATTATGAAAATTGGTGTATTAAACGCAGAGAAAAGGCTGAATATACTATTAACCTTGCTAAAGTTCGTGCTGAACAAATTAAAAATGAATATGAAGAATTACTAAAAACTGTGTAATTCTTTTATGGGAGCTTAGTTCAAAGGTAGAATAATGGTCTCCAAAACCACTGATATCTGTTCGACTCGGATAGCTTCTGCCAAATGGAGAATAATATGGAAAAGAAATATAAATCAAACAACAAGAAACGAATGAACAACAATCAAAAACCAACTTCTCTAGAAGATGAAGTAGTTTATAGAACTCGTATTCAAGGACCATTACCATTAGATGACTGGCAGTTAAAATTAAAAGCCATATCTAATTGTTGGGATTTCTGGGGAAAAGAAGAATTTGACAAAAAAGTAGAAGCTCGTTATCAAGAACTTTTACACCGTAAAGGGTAAAACTGAAAGTCCGCTTCAGTTACCGGCAGAAATGCTTAAGTGTAGGTTATAACCGATGTGTTGTATTGTGGAACGGGCGGCCCACAACCCTTTATTTTTGCCCCGATAGGCTAATGGATAAACCTTTGCGCTACGGACGCAATGTTCAAGGTTCGAATCCTTGTCGGGGCGCCAGTAATTAAATTGGAGATAGTATGAAAAAGATAAAAGTAGTTGATTGGTTTAGTTGAAAAGATGTTGAAGAATTATTTCCAGCTTTTGACAAAATGCCAATTTTTAAGCACTGCGATCTATATCATGAAGCACCATATGACGAGGCTCATAAAGAGGCTATTATAAAAGATATTATAAAAAATGATTATATCATTACCGGGGAATCTCATCAATCTAATGATTGCCCTTGTGTCCCTGTTTGTAACGATGGATATATTACACTATCAATGAGAGCATGGGGAGATTTAATGGCACAAGCCATGAATATAAAAGAAAAAACTGATAAATACGATTATCGAGATTTTTATTTACATGGTTTAGGATGCCCATTTGATGAAAAATTACCATACTCACATAAAAATTTTAGTTGACAAATTGAAAAATAATATGATATAATTAATATATAAATTAGGGAAAGGAGAAATATTATGTTTAAGATTTTTAAGCAACAAGACACAAGAAATCTTACTCTTAATGAAAAAGAGGCAATAATTGATAGTTATTTAAGACAAGCAAGAGATGTTTGTGATAATTATACTTATCATTATAATAATTATAAACGTGGTGGCAAAGAACAACTAGATGAACTTATTGCCAAACTAACTTTCATGAGTGAACGAATTGAAAATATAGAAACACTTGAACTAATTGAAGAAAAAACAAAATGAGAAAAACTATTTAATTTAGGTAAATAGTAGGAGGTATAATATGAATAATATTTATGTTATTAGTGATACACATTTTAGTCATAAAAATATTATAGAATATTGTAACCGCCCATTTAAAACTGTAGAATCAATGAATGAGGCATTAATTAATAATTGGAATAGTGTTGTTAAACCAGAAGATACCGTTATTTGTTTGGGTGATTTTGCTCTTGCAACTAAAGATGAAACAGTATCATTGGGTCAAAAATTAAATGGACATAAAATTCTTATTCTTGGAAATCATGATCACTTAACTCGTTCAGCATATAAAGAAGCTGGATTTGAAGATATATTTGGTGAACAGGTTGTTTTCAATTTTGAAAATATAGGAACTATTCAATTTTCCCATCATCGTATTGCAGATGAAGATACTCATTATATTAATTTATATGGTCACCAACACGATAAACCTACTGATGATGAACATCATCGTTGCGTTAGTGTGGAAATGATTAATTATACACCTATTCTATTGGAGGAAGCTATTAAAGGACTAACTCCTCCAGAGGAATAGCCTTAATGGCTCGGTAGCCAAGTTGGTCAAGGCAAATGACTGCAACTCATTGATCGCAAGTTCAAATCTTGCTCGGGCCTCCAATTTTTTTAAAATTTTTTTAAAAAAGACTTGATTTTATGTCAAAAATTTGATATAATATTAAAGTAAAAATTAAATGTTCTTTGAAAATAGAATTGTTTGTTGTTTGAATAAAGATGGTTTCGTCTTAAAAACACGCTTTCACACGATGCCAAAAGCTACGTCAAGAGTCCGGAAGGACGAGGGAAAGTGGTTGTCGAATTAACAAGCATAAGATATCATCGATCTCGAGGGGAAAGATTATGTGAGAGTTTGCGTCTTAAACAAATCGAGGCAACCCCTTAGCGGTTGAAATAAGAGAGCGGTGAGTAGTGGGCATAAATCCGTAGAAGTTTGGAAATGTAAGAACTCTATGTGTTAAGGGTAATCAATCCCTTCTATGCGTTAAAATGAAGCTCCGGCCAGAGTGGAATTGCATAGTAGCTTTATACTTATTCATTATGTTATTGATATACGCTGGAAGAAGTATATCCAACTTAAGTTGTAATCTAATAACAGTGAACGCTGTAGGATGCTGTGACCATAGCCTATGAAAAAAGGAAAAAAGATAGTTTTATCTAAGTGGACAGGCGAAAACATAATGAGCATAGGGAAAGCTGCGTAGCGATTGGTCTATGTCTGAGTATTACCAAGCCGGGAATACGAAAGAAAGTGGAAGATTGTGGTTGAAGCAGGCAAAACTGTGTATAACAATTTGGCACGTGGGCACATAGGAAAGCCACAGAAAAAGATACTGGTAACAAAATCTTAAGCGAAAAGATTTTGTATATAGATACTCCAGTTCATGCCTTACTTACAGGATATCAGTTCCTGTCATAATGTGATCGAATATGCGGTTAATTTGAAAAAGACTTGAGGGTATATAAGAGTCCCTCCAAACAATTCTATTTTCAAGGGACATTTGTCCCTCTGTGAAGTTTTTTACTTTACAGATGGTTTTAATTTATATTATAATATTTATGTAATATAAAAATAAAACCTTTTTATATTATATAATATATGAGAGGAGAAACAATATGGCAAACAAATTAAGAGATGCTTATGTTGTTGTCAAATTAAATGTAGATACGCAAATCACAATGGATACTCCAGTTATCTTCGCAGAAGATAGTGTGATAGCAGAAGGTAAAATAATCGGACGTATCGATGATTATATTAATGATGCGACTGAAGTAGCGCAAGCTATACATCGTCTTCGTCAAGATAATCTAATTGATGTATACGAAGATAAATTTGCCTTTATCAATTCTGTTGATTTAAGTAATCTACAAATAACCGAAGGTTATACCGTTTATTCACATAATGGATTAGCTGTAGTATTTGTTGGAACACTTTCTATTCCAAAAGAATACGATACAATATCACTTTATGAAGTAACAAATGGACTTACTGACGAGTGGCTTAAGTTCACATCAGAATTTGACAAACGACCTTGTACTCCTGAAGAAAGAGAGGAAAATAGTACTATGGATAACTTATTTGGAAATATGGGATTTGGCAAATTATGCGATCCTCGTTTCAAATTATCTATGAATGGTATCGCAGTTAGTCAACCTAACGGACACTATGTTGTTTACAACAAGGATAACAATGAATTTGTAGATGTTTCTAATACTCTATTTGACTTAAAAGATGCGTTATTTTTACTTCCAGCAGTTGAAGTAAATGTTGGTGACACAATTCTTCACGAAAATAAACCTTATTATATTGTTGATACTAACAATGAAATTAAGGCTGTATCATATGAAGATTGCACACAAACTGTTTTAATACCAAAATCAACTATGTTTGGTATTAAATATTTTAACAAAATATTCTCAATGTTTGGAGATAATTTCGCTGCAGCTGGAGATTTATTCTCTAATCCTATGATGCTTATGGCATTAATGAACGGAAAAAGCACTGATTTAAGTCAATTATTATTATTAAACTCTATGAGTAACGGAGATTTAGGTTCAAATCCTATGGCTTTAGCTATGTTATTAAAAGACAATGGAAGTAATGATAGTTTATCTACAATTGCTTTAATGTCTATGTTTGGTAATGGTAATAATCCTTTTATGCCAAAAAAAACTAAAACTAAAACCGAAACTAAATAATAATTAGGGAATATTATTCCCTGAGATTAGGACATTTAACCCTATATTTTCACCTTTCCTTTAAGTGTCCTAATCTCAAGGAACAATATTTTCTTCATTCGTTCCTTGTTTTTGTTTTATTAAACAAACCTATTCGCTTAATTTGATTTTAGTTATATTTTTAATAGAGTGATGACTATTAAATATATAGCGCCCCATCAAGAAAAATTCATATTAAGACGGTTTGTAGTCATTGGTTATTCTTTTACAGGACCTGGGAGATTAGAGGATATATTAATATCCTCTTTTTTTCTTATCAAAAACCAACCGTATAACGATTAATTAGTTTTTTAATATAAATATATTAAAAATATATAAACGAAGCTTAGAGAGGCGTTTCTGTGCGTCTGAGAGGCATATTTTACTATTTAAAAAATAAAAATTAAAAGAGAGGTAAAAAAATGGACTTATTAATGGCAATTAAAGATTATTGTATGAAACTTATAGAGCATGGATGATATCCAAAAGAAAAAGCTCCAAGTATTGGTAAATTAGAAAAAATGGCTGATTTGTGTATGGCGGGTAAATTCCGTAAATTAAGTCGTTATGTCCCTAAGGATGCTAGCAAAGAAATTCAAGAAGAATTTGACACGCTTATGCAAAAAATTAAAGAATTAGTTGAGCGAGATAAAAAAGACATAAATACTTTACAATAGACACAAAATTATAATATAATATTTATATAAAGAAAGGAATATTAAGTATGGAAGATTATACTCCTAGATGGACTGTTTTATTAAAGGCTGCAGATGCTAAAGATTTTGATATGCCAGAATTTAAAGTTGTCAATAGCCACGAAAATATGTTCAGTGATGATTATACAGTATTAGAATTAGAATTAGCAAATAAAACTGACGAATATACTTGCGCAGATATACTAGATCTTACAGATGCTTTAGCAGCACATGAAGAATTTACTAATGCAGTTCTTACAACAGAAGATTCTATTGATACTATTAGTGATGAAATTTATTGCTGGCAAAGTTCTGGTGGTGTTTTTATAGGCGATATGTTAACCGAATTAGAACGCCTTCATTTTTTACAATTATATGTATTTGAACAATATGGAGAAACAGGATTAATTAATGATTTTACCCTTGTTCGTCGTAAAGATGAAGATCCTATATCATTAGAATTAAATTTGCATGTCTTGTTTTCAGATGATATCCATACTATTAAATTTAAAGATCACGAAATCAGTCCTTGGTGGGCAAATATCATTGAAGAGCGCGGTCTTTTTGTTGCGATTCTGACAGATGATTGGGATGAAGACGAAGATTATGAAGAAACTCGTTATCCATTAGTGTCTACACCTTATAGAAATGAAGCGTTACGAGATTATTATGATGAAATATGGGGGGATTATTATGACTCATATGGATGGCGTTAGTTATTTTACTCTATTGGTTACGGAAAGTGATTTTCAATTATTACATCAGATTGTTAATAAATATCAAAATATGATGGAAATTATTCGTAGCTATGAAGTAGGAGTATCTATTACTCCATATTATGTGGTAGAAGTAGGTATGATTTTTACTAATCGCTCAAATATTGACTTATGTAAATATGCAATTAATTATTTACCTTGTATAGCATTACATCAAGAAGGTAGTTCATATATTTTAGTAAATGATAAAGATCAGTTTAAAGAAGCAGTAGTAGATGGTTATGGTACGCAACAGGCTGTTTACTTTCTATATGATATGCTTACGATTGGAGAGCGTTATAAATTATGTTTCATAACCGCCCCTTACTTAAAATTAGCTCCTGAACTTAGATTACATTATACCGAAGGATCTACGCTTTATTCTTTATGTTTTGATGATAATTGTCAATATATATTTACAGAGGAAAATAATATTTGTTTAGAAGATGAAATGACAGGAGAGCTACATGAAGTAGATTTAATAGCCGGATTACAGCAATTAAAATTTCATATCGTAATTTTACAATAAAACTTGAAAAATGGAGCATTTTTAAATTATAATATTTATATAAAATAAGAAAGTGAGTGAGAGTGAATGGTTCAAACATCAAAGTTTCCAGCAAATACAAGTCATACTGTATTAGTTCATGCTGGCTCTTATAAAGATTTTTTGAATAAATTGAATACTAATTATCCACAATTACATATTCGTTTTGCTAAAAAAATAGCAATTCATTATTTTATTGTTCAAATTGAGGATGTTGGCACTAATGATATACCCAAACAAAAAATTTATGAATTACCTATTATGGCTTTAAGAGAAGAATTTAGTAATTATATTTTCTTTAAAAATGTTAAAAGTTATAATAATGTATTAAAACGCATGTGTAATGCATCTGAAGATCCTAATGCCGCATATGTATTATTACAACATATGATGACACCATTAGAAAAGGGTAAATTACTAGATGTTGAAAAAGCTTCACGATTAGAAATAGCTGAAGAAAATGATGAACATAAAATAACATATGTTACTTATTATGTCCAAAAAATGGAAACAATGTCATTATTTAATAAATTATTCCCGGCTTCAGAGGTTAAAATTGATGGAGTAGAAAAGAAATTTGTAGATTTAATTAAAACCCAAAACTGGAAAGTGGGAATTTGTTAATGACACCAAATCTAAGATTTAATCGTAAAGTAAGTAAAATGTTAATTCATGCAATTCCAAAAGACCATGAAAAAACTAATTTACATCATATAGAGTGGAATTTTCAAAATCACACAAATAAAATTTTCGGTTTAGAAAAATTAGGACTTTTTAAATCCAAGTTATTTTTATTACAGCGTTTAGAGAATGGACAATATAGACTAATAGTTCCAAGTGGAACTGGTCCATTATGTAGTTTTTATATAATAGATGACATAGAAAGGTTTATAGATATTATTGGTATTAAAGTGGTATCTGAAGATGGTGATCCGTCATTATTAGCAGCACTTGAAGAAACAAAAATGGTTCCACATACTGGTTTAATCTATATAGAAGGTGAAACAATTTATGTATATGACCACACGAACTACTAAATTACCAAGTATAGGGGATATATGGTTAGTCCATTATCCCTATATTACTCCAGGGAATATGGAAAAAGTAAGACCTGGTATTATAGTTGATTTTGATGGCGAGGATAAAGTAGTAGTTCAAAAATTAACAACTCGTCGCAAAAAAGGTAATAAAGAGTTTATTCATCCAAAGATGAAAAGAAAAACTTATTTATCGCCAGAAAAATTAAGTATAGCTGATTATAATTTAATTAGATATATAGGAAGAGCAAAATAGGAGCGTGAGAATATGATATTAAAGAAAAAAGTGCAAGTTGGTTTATTAGACAGCGGTAGTGGACAATACGGATCTTATATTGTTCGTATAGCATCTCGTGAAAATATGTTACCTATCACGGCGTTTGCATCAGTTGTTACTCATATTAAAAAACTTATTACAGAAAAATATGGTGATCCATTAATTAATAATAGAGCTCAACGTCTGTTAAATGATTGTGATAAATTTGGACAATTGCCTATTGTTTATTCTAAAACAACTGAATATGAAGTAGAAACAGATACAAAACATACAATATATTATAATCAAATTGTTGTAGATATACCAGAAGAACAAGCTGTTAATGGGGTATCAGATCACACGAGCGCTAGCACAAATGAAATAGTTGGAATTCTACAAAGCATGTCTATCAATTACGATGAAGGCTGGTGTTTAATAAATCAACAATTAGATTTCATGTATAGTATCGGTATTGTTCGTCCTAATGTATATCGTGGATTTATAGGAATAACTAATAACGATCCGTTATTTACAACTTTTAGAAGAAAATATTATAACAGTTGTAATAATTTAGCTTTTGTGTATAACATTGAAAATGAAAATAATATACGAAGTCGTAATAGCGTTCTTAAATGTGTATTATTAATAACTGATAATTTACAAAAAGCATTTGAGTTGCGTAATAAACAAACATATCAATTATCTTGTCATGATGGCGAACTTGGCACATTTATGTTTCAAAATTTGCGTACTACTGCAATGGGTAATATCTATTTTTATACTTTTGTTTCTAACAAAATTCATATTGATTGGATAAATCAAATACCAGTATTGTATGATGGTTATAAAGGATATGAAACGGCTAAAGATTATATACATCGTTTAGATCGTTGTAATATTAAACAAATCAATATTTTACAATATGGGGATTTAACTCATTTTGTATGTCAACAAATCCCAGGGGGATTACCATCTTTAACATTACAATATATTAATAAAAACCTTTTGACAACACGTCCAAATAGTGCAAGTGTTACAGAATCAGGATTTAGAGGTAGGGTAGATTATAAAGATTATAAAACTAATCGAATAATGCGTAATGAAGTTAATTTAAGTTATTCTCATAGTGATCCTATTATAAATCATATGGCAGGTTATTTAATTTTACCAATAGTCGATAATCAGCCAGATATGAGGGCATTAGAAGAAATTACTAATATGGCTAACGCTCTTCATGATCGTAACAGTGTATCATTTCGTGAACATTGTTTAAATTATTACAATATGTTAAAAAACGAAATTACAGCCAATCAAGAAGATTTGTTAACTAAGTGGTTTCAATATTGTACAAGAACAAGTAAACATACTGACGATAATATAATACAAGCATACAAAAATATGAAAAGCAAATTAGAAAAAGAATATAAGGAAATTCAAAATTATCTTGATTATTATGACTTTTCTAAGTGCATCCCTGTGCCAACAATTAATATAGATAAAAAAATGCTAAAAAATTATTATAAAACTTTACATATAGAACCACAAAATTATATAATTAAATCAATAAATAATAAAAAAATTCAACAAGATATTGTTGGTCGAAAATCAATGATTACAATTCAAACTATTATTAAGAAAAATGATGTTTATATGACTACATATCCATTACTCGATTTTTATAATCGTCAAAATAATAGTTTAGAATTAAATTATGATGATATGAAAGGAGCGGTTATTCGTGATAAAGTTAAAAATAGGAGATAATTATTTATTAACAACGCATAAAGATCCGTTAGTTTCAACATTTATAACATATATGATGGGATGTTATCATGATCACAACCAATTAGTTTTTGGTTTTGATTTAACTGGACATCCAAATAAATCATATGATGATTATATTAAAGCAATTAAAAATGAACATCCAACAACTTTATATATATTATATAGTTATACAAGTCGCATATATTCAAAATTGCAACTTAATCTTATATCTAATGTTATGCATGATTTTATAATAACTTTAAAGGAACAAATACCAATGTTAAATATTAAGGTTATTCAAATTAACAACGCAATTAATTCAAGAGAATATAAAATTGCACGAGAAATTTATGATACATTAGTTATGGATAAAAAAAGTATTTTATCTCATTTAAAAGAATTAGATGAATACAAAGCATTTGCTGCTCGTTATAAATCAATTCCAGCGGAATTAAAAGTTATTAACAATAATATAAAAAATATGTCTAAAATCAAAAAAGTAAGTGATCGAATAGTAACACTTAAAGATTTAGAGCCATTAAATTTAATAGACGATGCAGAATTAGAAGGAGATTTATTAATTTTAACTTTAAAACCAGTACCAATATATCCTTCTGAACCTTTGGGTAAAAGTTTTATTTTAAATGATTTTAAATATAATCCTTATTTAAGGACAGCTGCAAAATATATATATCAAGGTTGTCATTTTGGAATGGTAGGCACAAGAATACTTATTCATCCTACATTTACTCCAGAGTTTATAGAAACTCTAGATCATCGTTTTGATGATATGTTTGCACATAATAATTGGAGTAACATAGGTTATTTACATTTTGGTAAAGGACATTTATGTGGAGGTGAATTTAATGATGTTATAGCCAGAGCGGCTGAACATGGATTAGATTATTACTTCATGTGCTTTAAACAATATATCACAACAGCAAATATGAGAGATTATGCTGGTAAAAAAGTTTGGTGGTATCCAATATATAATGATAAAGAAGAATTAGTATATTGTGCAGGATTGGCAATTATGAGAGATTATCTACTTAAAAATTGTAAAGATTTATTAGATGATAATATTGCAGAAATGAATTGGATGGAATTCTCTGAATGGTTATATGCACATCGCAAAAATTTTAATTTTGGTAATATATACACAGATTATAAATCTGATAATGTGCACAGCTATTCAGGTTCAAATGATAACTTTTTAGAATATTGTAAAACCGATGATATAGATTTATACAACGAATTAATGAAAGGAGCTAAATAATTATGGCTAAAACGGTAACTTTTTTAGATAATAGATATGAATTATATGTATTACCAGAAGCACGTCAAAAAATGGAAATGTATTGTGATTTATCTGATGGAGAAATTGGGTGGTTAGCATTTGTAGAAAAATTCGATAATGTTGGTTTTTTAATAACAGATTGCGTTTTATTAAAACAAGAAGTGCATTCAGCTACAACTGAAATTGATCCAACAGCTTTACTAGAATTTTGGGATAAAACTCCACCAGAGAAGCAAAGTCAAATTAAATTGTGGGGACATTCTCATGTTAACATGAGTCCAACTCCTTCTGGTCAAGACGACAGCCAAATGGAATATTTTAAAGATGGTAATCCATGGTTTATTCGTTTAATCACAAATAAAAAACGTGAGTATCATATTGATATATATGATTATGAGCATGGATTAAAAATACATATGGATCAAGCAGATTTACTTACATATAATCCAGAAGCTAGTGAATTGCGTAAAAAGATCGAAGCAGAAATTAAAGAGAAGGTTACACAGAAAACATATACTACTTCATCTTCAAAAGACCCAACCCCAACTAAAAAATATGACTATGGTTATAGTTTATATGGGAAATCTAGCACAAAAACTCGTAAACAAACGACAAAACCCATGCTTGAAGATGTTGATGTTAAATATGTTACCTCATTCGATGAAGTATTAAATGATCCCAACTATTGGCAAGACATCCTTGACAAATAATTGGTTAAAAAGACTTCACAAATGAATTAAAAATAATATATAATATATATATAAATAATTTGAAAAAGTTATTTATAAAAGAAGGGAGTGAATCCTTATGGATTTAAGTCGTCATATCAGCGTGTTCTCGCCTGATAATGTAAAATATCCTATTCATATTATTGGAGTAGGTGCAACAGGTTCATTTATTGCGATGGAATTGGCTAGAATGGGTTGCCCAGTATTGAATATATATGATTTTGATGATGTAGAAATACATAATATTCCAAATCAATATTATGACACGGGTGATTTAGGAAAATTAAAAGTTGAGGCTTTGGCCGAAAAACTTAAAGCAATCAATCCAAATATTGTTGTAAATACATTTACGCAAGCAGTTCTACCAGTAAGTGATGCAGAACACCCTGGAATAGATACAATGAAAGGATATGTCTTTTTATTGGTTGATAGTATGAAAGTTCGTAAAGAATTATGGATGGCTATTAAACAAAATAAAGATATAGTTCATTGTTGGGAAAGTCGATTAGGCTCAGATCAAGCAAGAGTTTATTCTCTTGATATGAGTGTAAAAGATTTTAGTAAATATGAGGCAGATTTTTATGATGATGACAATGCAGAAGTATCTGCTTGTGGAACATCTATAACAGTATTGCCAATAGTATTACAAACCGCTTCATTGATGATAGTTCAATTTATTGAACTTGTAATGGAGCGTATGGGAACTTATTATTTCAAAACTATCTTTGATAATCACTATAATAAGTATGAAGAAAGTTTTGATGAGCCCGAAGTATTAAACGAAGTTCCAGTTACACCTGAAGATGATATGTTTTAGTTGTAAAAACTTTCACAAAATACTTCACAAATGGCAATATAATTTGATATAATTATATTGTAAATGATAAAAAAATCATTTAATAATGAATTGCGGAATACGCAGAAAGGAAGGAAATTTTCATATGGAAAACATTTATTCATTAGTAATTACAAAAGTACCAGGAGGAGCTAATCCAGTAATCAGTCACGGAACTGAAACTGTAGCAGAATTATTTGCTCAAGCATTTAACGGAGAAAGTATCAATGGATACCAAATCACTGTTGGCGGAGTAGCAAGAGAAGCTTCTTATGTTCCTCGTCAAGGAGAAAACATCACTGTAGCTCGTATGATTAAAGGTAACCTTTAATTCTGAGTATAGATAATTAGTCGGGGGAATTATTTCCCCCTACTAAATTAAATTAACTTTTGGAGCGACACACATTTTATACTAATCGTATATAACTGACTTCAAAAGGGATATAAGATAATCTTGGTAAATAAGGAGGATAGCTTGATGGCTTATTAAAGCCGTCGCTCCATTCTTTTAATAGTATAGGGAATGTCAGTCATGGCATTCCTCTTTTTTTGCATTATAGTAGATCACCGAAAAAGTAAAATTAGATAGTGTATAACATTAAAAATCTTTTTTTAATATAATATATTGATTAAAATATTTTTAGCACAATACACTAGAAAAATGAGTTAAATTTAAAGAAAAAAACCATAAAAAATTTTTTAAAAAAGTTTTCAAAAAAACTTGCCAAATGGTAAGAAATATGAGATAATCGTATATAGAAAACGAGGAGGAATTTTATGGAAGAGCAAAAAGAAGAACTTCTAGAAGTTGAACATATGGAGGATGTAAAATCGTTAATAGCTGATATTAGTGGTTATATAACAAAATATCCATCACTACAAGAAAAAAACTTTGGACTATTTTACCAACATGGTAGACTAGGTTTTATAGATTTAGATGCATTTGCCAAATCTACAAAAGTGACCACAGAAGAGAATGGCGAAGAAAAAAGTTTAGCAGAATTACAAAATGAACTTGACAAAGAAAAAAAATAGTGATATAATAGTATGTGTTTAATTTAGGAGGAATATTATGGCTAAAGAAGATTTAAAGCAGATGTTAAACAGAGTAACGATTCAAGGAACGTTAATGGATAACTCGCTTGAAAACAAGGTAGATAAAAATGGACGTAAATATCTATCTGGAGAGCTTGAAATTATGACCGATAATGAATATATTATTCCGGTTACAGTTTTCGCTTATGAACTAAAAACGTCTGGTGAAAAAAATACTATATATGAAAGATTAGCTAAATTATTAGATTATCCTTCAGCAAGAACCGTTGGTATCGCCAAAGCACCAAAGGTAGTTGTTAGCAATGCACGTATTGAAGATAATAGTTTTTATTCAGATCGTGATAATAGAATTGTTAATAACTGGAGAATTAGTGGTTCTTTTATAAGAGCTGCAGCAAGTGATGCTATTAATCAAAATAGTTTTGAAGTGCAAGGAGTAATTGCTTCAATTAAAGAGGTTGTTGATAGAGAAGGCAATAATACTGATACATACGATCTTAAATTGCTAAATGTAGGTTTTGGTAATAGAGTTAACGAATTAACCTTAAGATTTGATGATCCAGCAGCCGTTAAATATATTAACGATAATTACAATCCTGGTGATTTAGTTACTTTATGTGGACAAATTGTATATGAACAACATGAAAGAGTAATAGAAAAAGAATTAGGATTTGGAGAACCTTTAAAACAAACTTTTACAAATACTGTTAGATTATTAAGAATCACTGCAGGAACTCCACCAGTAGATGCTGAAGAAAGTGAGTATAAGTTAAAAGATTTACAACAACTTGTTATAAAACAAAACAATGATATAATTGAAAGATTTAACGCAAGAACTCAAATGACAGCAGCTGCAAATAAAGCCGCTGGAGCAGACTTATTATTTTAGGAGGTAAAAAATGGCAGCATTAGATTTATTAACTGTTGAGCCTCATAAAGTAAAAGCCGGGGTTCAAGGTAAAATGTTTTTATTTTATGGTGGAGCTAAAGTAGGTAAAACTACTGTAGCTTGCCAATTTGAAAAACCTTTATTATTAGCATTTGAAGCAGGATTTAATTTAATTGATGGCATTAAGGCAGTACCAATTACTTCTTGGTTAGATTTAAAAAATTATGTAAAACAATTAAAGAAACCAGAAGTACGTGAAGTTTATAGTACCATTATTATTGATACTGTAGATATCATGTGGAGTTTGGTTGAGAAATTTATTAAAGTTCAAGCCGATGTTGAAGATTTAACTGATATGGCTTTTGGAAAAGGTTATAGAAAAGTTAGAGATGAGTTCCAAGAAGTTGTTAATAGTTTAGGACAAATGGGATACACACTAATCTTTATATCTCATGCAGAGAAAAAGGATTATGCTGATATGTTGGGTGTTACTCATAGTGGAATTACTCCAACATTAGATAAACGACCAAAAGAAATTATTACTGGATTGGTTGATGTCATGACATTTATTAACGAAGAAAATGACGGTAATGGTGGAAATAAATCTGTCGCATATTTACGTGGCGGTATCTATGGAGATAAAAATCGTATTGAAATTGAAGCAGGTAGCCGTTATGGAGAGGGCTTACCAATTAAAATTGATTGGAGCTATGATGAACTAATTAAGGCAATTCAAACTGCTGATGAAGCGATGGTTGCATCTGGTATTAAAATTTCAGCAGAAAATAAAACTATTCTAGAAGAAAGTAAACCAGAAGCAAGTAAAAAGAAACAAACTTTTGCAGCTGTGTATAAAGATGTGACTGAAACCATTAACAAATTAAAAGAAAGAATAGTTAATGGTGAAGAAGATTTAGCTGATAAAATGACAACAATTATTGAACAATATTTAGGGGCAGGAAAGAAAATTACAGAAGCTACGCCAGCTCAACAAGATTTAGTTGAAGCTGCATTGGCTGAATTAAAAACACTATAAAATGGCATCCAAACCATTAGTTACCTGTAAATATTGTGGTATAAAATTTGATAGAGATAGCGAGGAGTGGATTAAAATTTCCACTCGCTATGCTCATAAAAAATGCTATGAAAAAGCTCAGGCAGATAAAGCTGCATTAAGAATGGTAACAGATTTAATTCAGAGCTTATATTATCCTGCAAAACCAGATTGATCTCTAATAGGCACACAACTAAAAAAATATCTAAATGATGGTATGACATATATGGGTATGTATTATACTTTAACATATTTCTTTGTCATCCAAAAAAATGATATTCATAACAGTGCTGGCATAGGTATTATCCCTTATGTATATCAAAAAGCTAAAGCATATTATAAAAATGTAAATAATACTTATACGAAAACTGCAGAGGTCACTAGTCGAGACAAGATAGATGTTCAACAAACTGAAGATGTTGTTATTATCACACAGCATAAACCAAATAAAAAGTTGTTAGACTTCAATTATGAAGACTAGAAAGGAGGATTATAGTGTATAATTCTCACGCTATTGAAAAAGTTTTAACTGAATTATATATTAATAACGATTTAATTATATCCACAGAATATCCATTACGAATGGAAGATTTTGTAGAAAAAAAATATCAGGCTATTTATACTGCGTTATATAATTTATATGTATTAGGTAATAATCATATTGATATTAGCGATATTGTTGCTTATTTTAAAGAGCAACAAGGTATGTATGCTAAATTTATTAACGATGGAGGTATGGATAGTTTATATCAAATTTGTGCAGACGACAGTCCTACAAATTTTGATTATAACTATTCTTTGGTCAAAAAGCAAAGTTTATTAAGAGATTTAGTTAAAGTAGGTGTAGATGTTAGTGATATATATGATAAAACACTTGCACCAGATGACTTTGAAAAACAAATGGCAAAATTTAATGCCATGTCGATAGAAGATATATTTAAACATTACGAAAGCAAGATCAATCTTTTACAAAACAAATATCAAAACTTAATAGAAAAAAGTTGTATTAGTGTAGGAGATGGATTGGAGGAGCTGTATAAAGAATTACAAACCGTGCCAGAAGTAGGTCTACCTTTAGAAGGTGAGATTTATAATACAATTACAAGAGGAGCACGTTTAAAAAAGTTATATATAGATTCTGGTTCTTCTGGAACTGGTAAATCTAGACGTATGGCAGGTAATGCAGCTCATTTAGCTATTCCAATGTTTTATAACACAGAAACTGAGGAATGAGAAAATACAGGAATTGAAAATAAAGTATTATATATTACAACAGAGCTAGAACATAGCGAAGTACAAACATTAATTATAGCATATATATCTGGTGTTAATGAGGATAAAATACTAAATAACAAATATACACAAGAAGAGCGAGAACGAGTAGAACTCGCAATTCAATATATAGAACAATATAATAATATAATTATAGAGTTTTTACCAAATCCAAGTATTCCAACAATACAAACAACAATTAAAAAGCACGTATTGCAAGATGATGTAGAATATGTATTTTATGATTATATACATATCACATCTGGTCTTACTGATGGTAGGGATAAAAATACTCGAGATGATGTTATTTTAATGTTAGTAAGTGATACATTAAAGAATTTAGCGAATGAACTTAATGTTCATATTTCAACAGCAACACAATTGAATGGAGATTATGAGGAGAAAGAAGTCAAGAATCAAAATTTAATTAGAGGTTCTAAAGCTATTGCTGATAAAGCAGATATAGGAGCCATTACATTACCGGTAAATACAGCTGAAGAAGAGTTAGGTAGAGCACTGGCATTAAAATTGGGAACTTTTGAACCAAACTTTATAACAGATATATATAAAAATCGTCGTGGTAAATGAACCGGGGTTAGAATATGGCGTTATATAGATTTAGGAACATGTAGAACAACCGATTGTTTTGTCACAGATCGCTCTAATGAACCAATTGATTTTAATAGCACAAAAGTGCAAATTAAACAAGCTGCTAAAGTTGGAGGTTTTGTAGTTGCAAGCGAACAAGAAATGGGAACTCCAATTAGAGTAGAGGATTTTGATGAGTAATAGTGATACATTACTTGCAAAATTAAATACAAGTGATATATTAAGATTGATGGAAAAATTAGGTGTACCAGAAACTATGGTAGTATATCGTAATGATTGTCTAATTTTTCCCACTATATGTCACAATGAGTTGATTTCCAATCCCTCTCATAAACTATATTATTACGAGAATAGTAAACGTTTTTATTGTTATACGCATTGTAAAGCTATGAGTGTATATGAAATGATTATGAACGCCTATCTAGCACGTGGTTCTAAAATATCTTTTTCACAAGCTTATATCTTATTAGATACCATTGTAGAAGATAGAATGAAACACGGATTTGCTATATTATCTGCCCCAGCCAATCATCGACCAGGGACTAAGAAAAATTGGGTTGAAGAATTAACCGTTTACAATCCACATATATTGGAATGTTTTACTCAACAACCCAAATATTTAGCACCCTGGATAGAGGAAGGAATTGACTATGAAGTCCTAAAAGATTTTGGTGTTAGATTTGATATGGTACGAAATCGTATGGTCTTTCCTATTATTGACCATATTGGCAGATTAGTTGGTATTAAAGTAAGGAACTTTAATCAAAAGGAAATAGAGGAGCATAGGAAATATATGCCTCTATGGCATAATAACGAATTATATAGTTATCCAAAAATGATGGTTGCTTATGGTTTTTATCAAAACAAAGCAGTAATTAAGAAAGCTAAAGAGGTCATAGTGTATGAAGCAGAGAAGTCTGTATTAAAGCACGGCTCATGTTTTACTCAAAACAAATCCATAGCTATAGGTGGAAGTTCATTTAGTGAATATCACGGTATCATTTTAAAAGAAGCTGGAGTAACAAAAATAGTATTAGCATTAGATAACGATTGAGATGAAGATGGAGATAAAACTTATGGATTGCAAAAAATGATCCATGAAGGTTATAAAATAGCAGACATGGGTTTTGTAGTAGAACTCATATATGATTGAGATGGAACTTTATTAGATAATAAGGATTCACCAATCGATAAAGGACGTCAAGTTTATTCTAAATTATATAAAGAAAGAAAACCATTAACTGATTTTCCACGTCCAAGAACAGGAGATAGTTATGAAGTACCAGTTACGGACGAAGAATTATAATACAGAAGCTCCAGAACTTTTATTAAATAATTTATTATTGGATAGAGGAATTGAACAACCTGCAGAATGATTACATCCAACAGACAAATATGAATACTCGCCTTTTCAATTATCAAATATGAAAAAGGCGATAGAATTGTTACACGATACTATTAAAATAAAAGATAGTAATATTGCATTAATAGTAGATAGTGATTTAGATGGATATAGCAGTGGAGCTATTATATATAGTTTATTAAGTCAAATAGAAATCGGTCAAAATATTATGTATTTTCTACATCCCGGAAAAGAGCATGGTATTGAATTACAAGATATTCCTGAGGATATAGATTTAGTCATTGTCCCAGATGCTGGTAGTTCACAAAAAGCCGAACATTTAAAACTATTAGAAAATGGAATTAAGATTATTATATTAGACCACCATGAAATTGAAAATGATATGGATTATGGTAAATATCAAAATAATATTGCAATTGTGAGTAGTCAAATAGATTATCCAAATCCGGCTTTGTCTGGAGCTGGAGTAGCATTAAAATTTATACAAGCATATTCACAAACATACGGTATACAATTACCTAAAAGTATGTATTCTTTAGCAGCATGTGGTATCGTCGCCGATGTTATGAATTTAGCATATTTAGAAAATAAGCGTATAGTTGACCAAGGTGTTGAATATATGACAGAGCATGCTTTCTTAATGGGGTTAATTAAACAAGCACATTATAATGTAGAAAATCCTGTTCCAAGTATTAAGGATATAGGATGAGTAATTGGGCCAAACATTAATTCTATTATTCGATTAGGAACACAAAATCAAAAGCATATAATTTTTCAGGCTCTTACTAATCCTAATACATTAGTATTCAGCAGTAAAAAAGGACACGAAGATGAACAAGTTCCTATATATGATGAAGCAATTCGTTTATGTGATAATGCTAAAAAACGACAAACTACTGCAATTAATAAAAGTATTAAAATTATTCAATCTAATTTAATTCCAGATGACCATAATTCAATTATTTACATTGATGAAGATCAAGAATTAACATTTGAATTGTCGGGACTAATTGCAAATAAATTATTAAGTGATACAAATAAACCGGTGATTTTATTAAAACATTATATTGATAACAAAGGGACAGATCAATATAGAGGTAGTGTTAGAGGCAAACCCGTAGAGGGCTTAACAAACCTAAAGGATATAGTTAAAGATGTTACTGGTGTAGCAATGGCTGAAGGGCATGCGTTTGCATTTGGTATTAATATTGAAAAAGATGCATTTCCAACTTTTAGAACACATCTAAACTCTATATTAGATAAAATTAATTTTAATACCAATTTATATATCGTTGATTTAGTAACAGATTATCGTCAACTAAATCCTGAAATAGGTCGTATTATGGCAGCAGACAATATATGATGTCATGGTGTAGATAAACCACAGGCAATTCTACAAAATGTACCAACTGATAAATATGAAATTATGGGTGCGAATGGGCAGCACGTTAAAATTGATTGTGGACAATATGATATAGTTATGTTTAACGTGCCAACATTAGCGGCAGCATTAGAAAGAGGAGAAAAATACAACTTAAATGTAGTCGGAGAATTTGATATAGATAAATCATATCATGTTGGAAGATTACAATTTATAACCAAAGATTATGAAGAAAAGGAACACACTCAAATGACAATTTGGGATTATGCCTTTTAAGGAGGTTAATCTTGGGACGTATTAGAAATAAAATTATTACAGCATTATTAAAAAAAGATAGATTGGTAGCAGTACCGGAACAATGACACAGAGATTATGTGCGCATGGCTGGTGATGAAGTAAAGAGAAATGAAGCAATTGCTACAATTATAACAGAATATAATAAATTACTATCTGACTATTTTCACGAATGTAGTGTAAATTTATTACGTTCTACTTTAGACGATGGAAATGTAAAATATAAAACTTCTATGTCAAAGGATGAATTAGCAGATTTAGCTTATGAAGAGTTTAAAATGACCGTAGAGAAAAATTAGTCATACTAAACTCTTTTTTTATTGACAAATAGTTGAAAAATATGTTATAATATATATGTAAAATTAAAAGGAGGAAATTATGTCAAAGCGAATACACAAGTTTTATCAACCTGGAACTTTGAGTGAAAAAGGTACTAAAATTACATTAAAAACACAACCTTATACTAATGGTGTAGTTTTCAATATGAATGATCCTATTACATCATTTCATTCATTGTTAATGGCAACAAAAGTTATTGTTGATGAATATGAAATGCTACGTAATATCCCTGGTATTAATGCAGCTTTACCAAGCGCACTTAATCTTGAGAATGGACTAACTGGTCGTATTAAATTACTACTTAATTTTTTAAATCAAAGTCCAATAGAAATAACTCTAAAAGAACAAGAAATGACACAAGAAGTGCTTACAGATATAGCAACTTTCGGAGTTATCCATGAGTAATTTAAGAACGCAGTATAATTTTTTATTAGATGAAGGTATAGCTATTACAGATGTATATATTTATCACCTATTAGTAAATGATCCACGTAGCTATAATTATAGTGAAGAAGAGTTAACTGATATGGTTGAAAATATTTTAAACCAGCATTATACCAATGAACGCAGTTTAGAAGAATTAGTAGAAAGTTGTTTAAACGGAGATAATTTAGAAGAGGATGACAACGAATGGTTTTAAAACAATTTAGAATAGAAAACTTTACTACTCAAAAAGAAATATATAGCAAATTAATTAGGGGGCAATTAGCGTTTCGATGCGAAACCAAGCAGGATGAACATGAACATATTACGCATATTAATCTATATCGTGACCATGATAAAACAAAAGCCCTAATTGATAAAGCCGAACAACAAGGATATATTACTAAATCTACTCAAAGTTTTCCAGTAAAGGGTACTTTAAGATTATATTTTAATGACGAGTTTGTAATGTTTCCAGATGGAGGCGAAACAGTTATTACAATTACAGAATTAAATTTTAATCCGAAAGGATTTAAAATTGTTGATTATCCAAAAGGTAAGGTAGCTATATATATACAAATTCATACTACTGAAGCACTTGAAACTTTTAAAAGTAGAGAAGAAATTACAAATTTATTTAAGAAGGAGGATAGCAATGTTAGATAAAGCTCAAATGATTGCACAAAAAGTTCAAACATTAAGTAATTGGATTAATGAAATGAAAACATTATCTGCAAATCCATACGCTAATGGTTTAAATGTAGAACGTATGCTTCGTGATTTAGAAGGATTTACCACAGATTTACGTAATGATATACAAGCATTAACAGATGAAATAGAATCAATTAGTGCACCAGTAGAAGCAGAGGAAGATAAAAAAGCAGAATAAACTAGCGTATAACACTATTTCGTTTTTTTAATATAATTATATTAAAAAATATTTTTTAACAAAATAGACTAGTTAAAAACGCTTATTTTACTACATTTTAAAACTTTTTTAAAAAAATTTTTTTTGACAAAAGAAAAAAACAGTGATATAATTATTATGGAGGTGATAGTTAGTGTCTAATTATTTTAGTATTCATAATCATACTGAGTATAGTAACTTACGTTTATTAGATTGTATTAATAAGGTAGAAGATTTAATTCAGTATGCTTTTGATATTGGATTAGAAGGAATATGTATCACCGATCATGAAACACTTTCAGCACACATTAAAGCGTTGAAGTATTATAAACAACAATGTGCACAAGATCCTAGATGGAAAAATTTTAAACTGGGATTAGGTAATGAAATATATTTATGCCGCAATGGTATGAATGCCGAAAATTTTGAGAAAGGGGAAAAATTTCCCCATTTTATTTTAGTTGCAAAAGATGCCATTGGTCATAAACAATTAAGGGAATTATCAAGTAGAGCGTGGTCTCATTCATTTAATTGATTTATGACAAGAGTTCCTACTTATTATAGCGATATAGAAGAAGTTGTAAAAGCAAATCCGGGACATTTAATAGCATCATCTGCTTGCATAGGTGGATGATTGGGCATTTGTTATAACAACAATTGGCAGAACAAAGCTTTAGAATTTATTAAATGGTGCCAAAATATATTTCAAAACGATTTTTATTTAGAAATACAACCCGCTCGTTACGATGAGCAAATTGGTTATAATAAATGGTTGTTAACTTTAAGCAAAGAATTAAATATTAAAACTATTATTACAACCGACACACATTATTTAAAAGAAGAATTACGAGAGGTTCATTCTTCATTCTTAAACAGCAAAGAGGGTGACAGAGAAACTGGAGAATTTTATCGTTATACATATATGATGTCTCCAGATGAGATACACAGGTTGACGGAAGATTATATATCTCAAGCTACATTAGATGCGTTATTTGCTAACACACATGAAATTAATGAGAAAATTGAAGAATATGATTTAGCTCAACCACAAATAGTTCCACATTTAAGTGATGATAGATATCAACACCCTGAATGGAAAACTATCTATGCCAAAATAAAAATTAGAGATAAATTTGAATATCTTAATAAATATTATCATTCTAATTCAGAAGATGACCGATATTTAATTTATTTGGGTTTAACAAAATTAGCTGCATTAAATTTACCGCCCGAAAAAAAGGAACAATATTTAAAACGACTAGAATTAGAATTAACCGAATGCTGGCTAGTATCTGAAAGATTAGGACAACCGATTAGTTCTTATTTGTTAATGGTTCGTAATATTATTCAAATTATGTGAAATAAAGCTGAAAGCTTAGTAGGAATATCTCGTGGTTCAGCTGGTGTTATGTTAATTAATTATTTAATAGGCGTAACGCAAATGAATCCATTGGAGCAGGGTATTTATCTTCCTCACTGGCGTTTCTTGGAAAGAAATAAAATAGAGCTGCCAGATATAGATGTGGATTCAGAAGGTCGACGTAGACCAATAGTTCTTGAAAAAATTAAAGAAGCGGCAAAGGCAGATGGTGGAGATAGTGCGTGTGTTTGTACTTTTGGTACATTGGGTACTAGATCAGCCATTTTAACAGCAGCTCGTGGTCTTGGAATTGATGTAGATGTTGCTCAGTACTTAGCAACTATGATTCCACAAGAAAGAGGCTTTCTATGACCTTTAAAAGATTGTATTGAAGGCAACAAAGAAAAAGATAGGAAACCAATTAAACAATTAATAGAAGAATTTAAACATTATCCAGGGTTTTTAGAAATGACACAAGCCATTGAAGGTTTGGTATGTCAAATGGGTATACATGCCTGTGGTCTTGTTGTTTTTAATGTACCAGTATATACTTATAACGCGATGATGAAAGCTCCAAATGGAACTGAGGTTACTCAGTTTGATTTAGGAGATACTGAATATATGGGTGGATTAAAGATGGACTGTCTTTCGGTTGAAGCTTTGGATAAAATTCATACAACATTAGATTTATTATTGGAAGATAATTTAATCGAATGACAAGGAGATTTAAAATCTACTTATGATAAATATTTACACCCAGACGTTCTTGAAAGAAATGCAAAAGAAATGTGGGAAAAGATTTGGCGCAATGAAATTATAGATATATTCCAAATGGATTCTACCGTTGGTAAACAAAGTTTATCTTTAGTTAAACCGGTAAGTATTCCACAAATGGCTGCTGTCAATTCTCTAATGAGGTTGATGCCAGAAAAAGGACAAAAAACGCCTACTGAAGAATATGTTATGTATAAGCAACATCCAGAGTTAATTAAAAAAGAAATTGATGACTTAAATGCTACTGACAAAGAAAAAGAAATCTTATATAATTTTATGAAAGATTATACGGGAGTATTGGAAAGTCAAGAAAGTGCTATGCTTGCGGTCATGATACCAGAATTTACGGCTTATGATGTACCGCATGCTAATAAGATTAGAAAAATCATTGCAAAGAAGAAAATGAAAGAAATCAATTCTGCACGTGCCGAGTATTTTCAAATAGGAGCTGAGCGTGGAGTTAGTGAGGATATTTTAAAATATATTTGAGATGTGCAAATTAAACGACAATTAGGTTATTCTTTTAGTATTCCTCATACTACCGCATATTCTTTAATTGCATTGCAAGAAATGAATCTAAATTATCGTTACCATCCGATATATTGAGCAACGGCTTGTTTAACAGTTAATAGTGGAGGAGCCGATGAAGAAACGGGTGGAACAACCAATTATGGTAAATTAAGTGCAGCAATTGGTAGAATTAAAAAACAAGGTATTGATGTTAGTTTACCAGATATTAACAAAGCAAAATTTGGATTCACACCAGATCAAGAAAATAACAGGATTATTTACGGACTAAAAGGAATTAGTGAAGTGGGTGATGATATTATTAATAAAATTATCAGTAATAGACCTTATACTTCTTTTAATGATTTCTTAACAAGAATAGAACCTGGTAAAGTGCAAACAATCGCTTTAATTAAAGCTGGTTGCTTTGATGAATTAGAAAAAGATTTAAGTAGAAAAGAATTATTATATCAATATCTAAATGATTTAATTCCTGCAAAAAATAAATTAACATTAGCAAATGTTAATGGATTAATTAACTATAATATATTACCAAAAAATAAATCTAAATTCATTTACTTATTTAATTTTAATAAATATTTAAAGTTAAATAAGAAAGATGATAAATATTATATAGATGAAAGAGCATATCAATATTTTTCTAAGAATTTTGATATAACAGAATTAGGTACAGACAAAAAAGGAACTTTTATTTATATTAAAACTTGGGATACTTTATACAAAGAGCGTATGATGGAATTAAAAGAATATATTATGAAAAATCAAGATAAATTGATTGAAAAGCTTCATGAAGCAGAGATTGGTGAAGTATGGGAACAATATTGTTCTGGTGGTATGTCGAAATGAGAAATGGACACATTAGGTTTTTATTATCATGAACATCCATTATTAAATGTTCGACATCCAGAGTTCAAGTTTGTTAATTTCTATAAAGAAAGCGATGTACCAATTCCTGTGGAATATAAAGAAGTCAAAGGACATAAAATACCTATCATGGCTTTAAAGCCAATTTGTGGCACAGTATTAGATAAGAACAGTTATAAACATACCGTTGTATTATTAACATGCGATGGAGTGGTCAATGTAAAATGTGTTGCTGAGCAATACAGTAAATATGACCAACAATTATCACAATTAAATCCTGAAACAAAACATAAGGAGGTTATAGAACGATCTTGGTTTAAAAGAGGAACCAATTTAATCGTTCAGGGTTATCGTAAAGGAGATCAGTTTATGGCAAGAGGTCGTCAAAGCGATAATATCTATCCATTCTATAAAATTCTTAATATAGATGATACTGGTAAATTAAATATAACCCGTTATAGAGCTGATGACTAATATAGGATTATTAGATTATGATACTGTTTATATGAAATACTATTATGTACCAAATTATGACGTAGGATTAACTTATGCATATTTATCACAAAATAGAGATAATAGTGTCCATTTAATTACTTCTTTATCCTTGACAAATTTATCAAAATATGATAAAATATATATATTCAAGGTATCAAAAGATTTGCCTCACCCGGTAAGTGTTATACAGAATTATTATAAACTACCAATCGAAGAATATGGACCAGGATTTATCAATAAACCATTACGTCCTTATTTATTAGAAACTCGAGATATGTTACCAGATTGTAGTTGTTATAATAGTATAATTCTCTTTTCATTAAATAGACCAGACCATCGTTTAGCTTGGAAAATAGATAAAAGAGCTCGTGGCGGTAAATATAAACCAATTAGATTGTATGAAGAATTTGATGGGGAAGATTTGAAAAAAGACTATCCAACTTCAACTTTTAATATAATTTATGATGTGCCTCATACCTTATTAAACGATCCAAACAAGTGGTTATATTATAACGAATTGTTAGATCATAAACGCCATTTTATTTTTTCACAACGATTAGATATCAGCCAAATTCACGATACTAATAAATTAGAGCAGGTATTCAAAATGAGAAAATATGCTTCGCTGCGGTACCGTTTGGAGGCTACTGAAATAAATGATAAAGTAGAATGGCTCGTCAATTATAAACTTAATGGAGCGCATAGTGGGACACCGTGTATTCTTTCAGTTAAGTTGCCACCAAATATGAACGGGTATCAATGTTTTAAACTTATTCTCTTATTTATTTATTATTCGCATAAAACAAAATTTGGAGTGAGATTTAGAATACATGGAGATGTGCGATGCCTTCGAGATTTTGAGCCAGCTCTACTTGCTTATAGATATTTGATGGCTAAACCTACACGTATGTCATATTATGAATATGTGGCAAATATCAGTTATTTACGCATAGGCGTCTCAAAAACCTTACTTCATACGGGAGAAGAATCGTATGAATATCTTTTTAAACATTACGGGATGACACCAACACTCTGTTATTTAGAGAAATGGTTAAGATCCAACCCTCAATATGAGGAACATATTTTTATAGGAGGAGATTCAGACTATGGAAAACAAAGAACAACCTACTATGACCAGGGAAGAAGCGGTTTCAACATTAAATCAAGTTTTGAAAACGTTAGCAATTAACTCTGTTCATAATAAAAGATTACTAGAATATGCTGATGATTTAGATAGATACATTGCCTATTTAGATGATCAAGCAAAGAAAGAAGAAGCATCTAAAGAAGAAAATAAAAACGATGCTAAACCAGAAACAGAATAATTTATTAACCTTAGCGGTTAGTAAAGGCGTAGAGATTTTGAATATCGCAGATTATCAAAATAAAAATAGTATACTAACGTGCAGATGCATAAAAGGAAAACATGAATTTCAAGATACAGTAGATGGATTTTTACGCACGGATTTTGAATGTATAAAATGTCTTCAAGAAGAGGTGCGAAATGTTCAAGATCTTACGCCTTTTTTCTTAGCTTTAGATGCAGCATCATACGTAACTGGTGCTTCTATTTTTAATAGACAAGGTCAATTACTAGGACATAAAACTATTAGTTTAGAAAAGAAAAAAGTATTCTTTGACAGGGTCAACGATCTTAAGCAAGAAATAGATAAAATAATAAAGGAACAACATATTCAATGTGTTATTTTAGAGGACATTCAATATCAACAAAATCCTATATTATTTAAAAAATTAGCAATGTTACAAGGTGTGATACGTTATGATGTTATACAAGAACACCATTTACCTTTAATTACAGCCCTAGCTGATGAATGACGTGCTTACAATCATATTTATGGAGTAAAACGCCAAGAGCAAAAACAAGCAGCTATAGAACGTGCACACACAATATTTCAAACTGATATCCCAGAAGACGAAAGCGAATCAATCTTTTTAGGATATTATGGTATTTATTTATTTAATACCGAACAACTAGAGGAAGATTAAATCTGCCTTAACATAATTTAACTAATTAGGAGGATTTATGGAAATTGTAAAAAGAGATGGAAGAATAGTTCCATTTGATAGCAACAAAATTATTGTAGCAGTATTAAAGGCTTTCAACGCTGTAGGGGGATATGATGAAGAATATGCCTATACAAAAGCTCAAAATATTGCTGACTACATTACGGATTTGGCTCAACAACGTGAGCAACCTTTTACAGTAGAAGAAATACAAGATTTAGTTGAAAAAGGTTTAATGAGCCTAAAACAAAAAGAAGTAGCAAAAGCTTATATCTTATATAGAGAGGAGCGCAATAAGGTTCGTCAAGGTAAAACCAATTTAATGAAACTTATTGGAGAAAAACTAAATGCTACAAATATTGAAAATCAGAATGCAAATTTAGACGAGTATTCATTTGGTGGAAGAATGGGAGAAGCTCGTAGTGAACTAATGAAAGATTATGCTCTTAATTATTGCATGAGCAAAAAAACAAGAGATAATCATTTGAATAATGAAGTGTATATTCATGATTTAGATAGCTATGCTGTAGGAGAACATAATTGTTTAACTATACCATTTGATGATTTATTAAAAAATGGTTTTAATACAAGACAAACTGATGTTAGACCAGCTCGTTCAATTAATACTGCATTCCAATTAGTGGCTGTAATATTTCAATTACAATCATTACAACAATTTGGTGGAGTAAGTGCTTCACATTTAGATTGGACAATGGTTCCTTATGTTCGTTTATCATTTTTTAAACATTGGAAAGATGGACATAAGTATATTTTAAACGACAAAGAAGCTGACAATTTAGTATTCTTAGCAGATAAAACCATAGACGACGATTATTACAAAGATGGTGCTTATCAATATGCTATGGATATGACACAAAAAGAATTAACACAAGCAGTACAAGGTATGTATCATAATTTAAATACGCTACAATCAAGAAGTGGAAATCAATTACCTTTCACAAGTATTAATTATGGAACTTGTACATTACCAGAAGGTAGAATGGTTACTAAAGCACTATTAGAAGGTTCTTTAGAAGGAGTTGGAAAAGTAAGAAAAACCCCTATATTCCCTTGTGGTATATTCCAATGCATGAAAGGGGTAAACCGTGCGCCTGGAGATCCGAATTATGACTTATTCCAATTAGCATTAAAAAGCACAGCACAAAGATTATATCCAAATTATGTAAATGTTGATTGGTCTGTTAATGCTGGATATGATAGAAACGATCCTAAAACTTATGTATCAACTATGGGTTGCAGAACTTACAATGGTGCTGATATTAATGCTGATCCTGGTACTAATCCACAAACAAAGGATGGACGTGGTAATATTGCTCCAACAACTATTATTATGCCTACTTTGGCCATGGAAGCAATGGAAAAGGCAAGTGAACAACTTGAAAAAACAGGAGAAGCAGATCCAATAGAGATATTTATGACTTTACTAGATACAAAAATTCATGAGGCTAAAGATAGTTTAGTAGAAAGATACAAACATATAATTAGTCAAGATCCAGCTTCAGCTAAATTTATGTATGAAAATGGCTTAATGTTAGGATATGACGGTAAAACAGTTGAAAGCGCAATGAAACATGGAACTTTAGTTATAGGTCAATTAGGATTAGCAGAAACATTACAAATTTTAATTGGTAGAGACCATACAACACCAGAAGGTATGGAATTAGCCAAACGTATAGAACAATTATTTAAAGACAGATGTGCCGAATTTAAAAAGGAATTACATCTAAACATAGGTGTATATTATACTCCTGCAGAAAATTTATGCTACACAGCTATGAAAAAGTTTAAACAAAGATATGGCGAAATACCGAATGTTAGTGATAGAGATTATTTTACCAACTCTATTCATGTACCTGTATGGAAAAAGATTAGCCCATTTGAAAAAATTGATATAGAAAGTCAATTAACAGGATATAGTAATGCCGGTTGTATTACATATATTGAGTTAGATAGTGGTGCTAAAAATAATTTAAAGGCATTAGAAACATTAGTAAATTATGCAATGGATAAAGATATTCCATATTTTGCTATTAATGTGCCAAATGATACTTGTTTAACTTGCGGTTATACTGACGAATTCAATGACGAATGTCCTATGTGTCATAGTCATAATATACAACAATTACGTCGTGTAACTGGATATTTAACAGGAGATTACAAAACGGCTTTTAATTACGGAAAACAAAAAGAAACAGAAGACCGATATAAACATAGTGAACTTTTAGAGGACTGGAAATAATGAAATACTCCGGTATAATTAAGGATGATGTGAACAATGGAGAGGGTATAGGTTTAACCTTTTTCACTCAAGGATGTCCGCATCATTGTAAGGGGTGTCAAAATCCAGAAACCTGGAATCCAACAGGTGGTTTTGAATATAATGAAACAATATTAAATAAAATTGTTGAATACTTTAAAACAAAAACATACGCCACCAGATTAACATTATCTGGTGGTGATCCTATATGTTCTCCAGATATAGTTTTACCATTATGTAAAGCTGTTAAACAGGTTAGACCTGATGTAGTAATATGATTATATACTGGCTATATCTATGAAGAAATTCAAAACAACCCAATCTTACAATATGTTGATGTATTGATAGATGGACCGTTTATATTGGAAAAAAGAGACATTACATTACCTTTTAGAGGTTCTAACAATCAAAGGATAATTAATGTTCCACTAAGTAAAGAAAAAGGAGTGACAACTTTATATTATCCTTCTTAAGAGGAAAATAACATAATGAAACAAATAACCATTGACATGATACGAGACTACCGTATCAACGAATTAAAATATGATTTTATGGGCTATGTTTTTAGAGACTTACGGGAATTAAGCTTTCATCATCTTATTGTTCCCCGTCGTGATTGCCCAAACAAAAGATTGGGTGATGGTTATTATAAATGAAATGGAGCTATATTAGTTCGTGATACGGCTCATGATTATTTACACCTAATCGAGCATTATGATGAAGAACTTTTTAATTTGCTTACAGCAGAAATGATAGACCAAAATGTTCAAAATAGACTAAATATAGCAAATTTAAAAAGAATAAGAAATATATTGTTAGCGTTTGAACAAGAATACGGCGATGAGACAGATACTCATGGCAAACGTTTAATTAAGCAACGCTATATTACAAATCGTATTCAATTGTAATGGAGGCAAAGGTGAATAAAAAAGAATTGTGTGAAAAACTTTATCATCTTGTACAAAAGAAAAAAGATTTTGCTGTTGTATGTAAGGAGCTGAATCTAGAAGATTATCAGATCATAGGATTAATAGCAATTATGAAAGAAGAAGGATATAATATTGATTATATCAATGGGGAAATTATCTTAATGAAAAACCCATTAAAACAAGAAGACGTGTATACGCTACCATATAATTTAGAACATCTTAAACTCTTATTAATTAGTGATACACATTTAGGTAATAAGCACGATCGTTTAGATATTTTAAGATACTTATATGATAAGGCAGAAGATAGAGGAGTAAAACATATCCTACATGCAGGCGACTTTACTGATGGTCGTTCTAATAGACCAGAACAAGTTTATGAATTAAAAGAACCATCTTATGAAGGCCAAGTACAATATTGCGTGGATAAATATCCGTCATTTAGTGGTAAAACTTATATTATTCAAGGCAATCATGATGATTGATGGTATAAGAACGCTGGTTCTGAAATTGTTAAATCAATTGCAAGTCAAAGAGATGATTTAGTTTATTTAGGACCAGATGTTGCTGATATGAAAATCGGTAATTTAAAAATACGCCTATTTCACGGATATGGTTCTGTAGCTTATGCAAAATCTTATAAAATCCAAAAATATTTAGACACAATACCAATAAAAGAAAAACCAGACATTTTACAAACCGGTCATATACATCAAGCTTTTTATTATAAACAAGATCATACCCATTGTTTTCAAACTGGATGTCTAGAAGACCAAACTCCTTATTGTCGTAGTTTAGGCCTTGCTAGCGATAAATCAGTATGGTGAGCAGATGTTACCTTTGATGATAAAGGTCATATCCACTCAATTACACCAGAATTAGAAACTTTTGGAGATAAGAAATTAACATTAACGAGAAAGAAAAGATAAAAAAATCTTGACTTTCTCTTTCTTTTTATAGTATAATATATATAGAAAGGAAAAAAATATGGAACGTTTTAAAGATCAATGTGATATATGTGGACAATTTAAGTATTGTCACGGTTATAAAAATAAAGTAGTCTGTGAAGACTGCGCAAAGGAGTTAGATACAAATGGACGAACAAATCAAAAAAATACTACAACTCGAAACACAAAGACAAAACAATAATATTGAATTAATAGCAAGTGAAAATTATGCTAGTAAGGCAGTTCGTGAACTACAGGGAAGTATTTTTACCAATAAATATGCTGAAGGCTACCCTTGTAAAAGATATTATGGTGGGTGTCAATATATAGACCAAATAGAACAATTAGCCATTGATTATGCTTGTCAACTATTTGGAGCAGCATATGCAAATGTACAACCACATTGTGGCTCTTCTGCTAATATGGCAGTATATAGAGCACTGCTTAGACCTGGAGACGTTGTTTTGGGTATGGATTTAAGTGCTGGGGGTCATTTAACTCATGGGCATCCTATGAGTTTTAGTGGACAAGATTACGTAGTATACGGCTATGAAGTAAACGAACAAGGTGTATTAGATTATGATAATATAAGAGCGCTTGCCTTAAAAGTAAAACCACGAATGATTATTGCAGGAGCTAGTGCTTATTCAAGACAAATTGACTGAGCTAAATTCAGAGCTATTGCTGATGAAGTAGGTGCTTATCTAATGGTAGATATGGCTCATGTTGCAGGATTGGTAGCAGTTGGATTACATCCAAATCCCGTACCATATGCAGATGTTGTAACTTCTACTACACACAAAACCTTAAGAGGACCTCGTGGTGGTTTAATTTTAACTAACAGTGAAGATATTATTAAACGAATAAATAAAACTATATTCCCTGGTATTCAAGGAGGACCACTAGAACATATAATAGCTGCAAAAGCTCAATGTTTTTATGAAGCATTACAACCAGAATTTAAACAATATCAAGAACAAGTATTAAAGAATATTAAAGCTTTAGCTGATAATTTAACAAATCATGGTATTAAAGTAATTACAGGTGGTACTGATAATCATCTGATTTTAATTGATGTTTATAATTCATTGGGTATTAGCGGAAAAGAAGCAGAAACTCTATTAGATACTATTAATATTACTGTGAATAAAAACACTATTCCTGGGGAAACTCTAAGTCCTATGAAAGCTAGCGGTTTAAGATTGGGTAGTCCGGCTATGACCACTCGCGGTTTAATGGAAGAAGATTTCCAAGAGATAGGAGATATTATTTATGAAGCATTAACTTGCAAAAATAATCAAGAAACTCTTGACAAATTACATCAACGTGTGATACAATTAATTAAGAAATGTAAGGAGGAATAATGACAAGACAAGAGTTAATTAAAGTTTTCAAACAAGCCAAAGATAATAAAACCGATGTTTATATTGCGGTTACTATACCTGGTCAAAATGATGTTGAATATATCATTAATAAATATACCAGCTTAGATAATAAATTAGAATATTATTGTAAAGCATATGATGAAAACGGAGTTCATTGTATGAACGATAAAATTCGTATTGTAAAGGCCGGTATGATAGATTTTTATATAGGAGAAGAAGATGGAAATTAAAATTAAAAAATTATATAAAGATAGTATTATGCCAACTTATGGTAGTATAGCATCTGCTGGGATGGACTTATATGCCCATCTAGAAGAAAATACTCAAATTATCATAATTAAACCACACGAAACGGTTAAAATAGGAACTGGAATAGCGGTAGAACCTCCAGTTGGATATTTTGGAGCAATTTTTGCTCGTAGTGGTATGGCAACAAAACAAGGTTTAAGACCAGCTAATTGTGTAGGAGTATGTGATTGGGATTATCGAGGAGAATATATCGTTGCTATTCATAACGATACCGAGCAAGAACAACAAATACACAATGGAGATAGAATTGCTCAACTAGTATTATTACCATATACAACTTTTAATATCGTGGAAGTGGATGATGTTAGTACTACAGAAAGGGGAGCTGGAGGTTTCGGCTCTACAGGGGCTTAACATGTTTGCAGCACTTATGGGATTGTTTGCAGCTCAAAATAATCTTAGAATGACACAAACAATGTTGGCACATAATCCACCGCATCATAATTCACCCCCACAAAAAAAGGAAGAAGAATACAAACCTAAACATGAAGAAAAATCTTATCAACCAAAGCATACCAAAGAAGACACAATGGAATGCGTTTCTATGTAGGAGGGTATATGAAAATAGCAATTAGTCAGCCAATGTATGGACGTTCTGTAGAACAAATTAAAGCTGAGCGTCAACCATTAATACAAAAATTAGAAGAATTGGGAATGTCTGTCATTGATACTGTAATAGATATCCAAGAAGAAAAAGATCCAATGTATTATCTAGGCGAAAGTATTAAATTATTTGCAGATGCCGATGCAGTCGTTTTTATGCCAGATTGAGAAACAGCACGTGGATGTAAAATAGAATATAAAATTGCTGAAGAATATGGTAAAATTATTATCTTGCTTCCTCGTAACAAGGAGATATAATGACACAAGATTGAACTGGCGACGATCATAGTATATACGCTCGTTTAGGGGCCACAAATCATAGTAGAACTGGCGAACGTGCTGAAAGCGATTATTATGCTACAGATCCAGAAAGTTTACAATTATTCTTATATGCATTAGCAAACGATGATATTACTCTTAATCGAGATATATGAGAATGCGCTGCTGGTAACGGTGTATTATCACAAGTTTTAAAACGCTATGGATATCGTGTAAAATCAAGCGATATTTATAAACGAGGCTATCGTGATAATGAAATTATAGATTTTTTAGAATATGATGGACATTGGAATGGAGACATTTTAACTAATCCGCCCTATAGCTTAGCTCAACCATTCGTTGAAAAAGCCTTAAGTGTTGTTAATGATGGTGCTAAAGTTATCATGTATTTACATTTGCAATTTTTAGAAACAAAAGGGCGTAGAGAATTATTTAATAATAATCCACCAAAATATATATATGTTAATTCAGCTCGTCAAGCTTGCTACAAAAATGGAGATACAACTAGAAAAATGAGTAGTGCAGTTTGTTATTGCTGATTTATTTGAGAAAAAGGTTTTCAAGGAGAACCAACAATTAGGTGGATATAGGAGATAAAATGAATGCTGATTTACATCTTGAACTTATACAACAATTACATGAGTTATATAAAGCCAAAGACCATGATTATGGTTCTTCGGTTCATGACACTTTTAAAAAATATGGCTTGGTTTCATTTTTAGTGCGAATGGACGATAAAATGAATCGTCTACGAGCACTTACTTTAAATGATACAGAACCACATGTTGTTGATGAAAAAATAGAAGATACATTAATGGATTTAGCGAATTATGCGTTATTAGCAATTATTGAGTTACGCAAGGAGAAATAATGGCATCATTATATTTTAGACACGGAGTAATGGGCAGTGGTAAATCTGCCGCTTTATTGCAAGTAGTTCATAATTATACTGAAAAAGGAATGAAATGTTTATTATTACAACCAAGAAAAGGAGATAAAGGACAAGGTAAAGTAAAAAGTCGTATTGGTATTGAGCGTCCTATTGATTATCTTATTACTCCCACCAGTGACATATATAATTTTGTAAAACATCATATGCCAAATGCGGTTGTAGTAGATGAAGCCCAGTTTTTAGAACCAGAACAAGTAGAACAATTATATTTTATTACTAAAAAATTAGATATTCCAGTACTAGCTTATGGGCTGCGCTGTGACTTTCAAATGAAAGGATTCCCTGGAGCAGCTCGGTTATTAGAATTAGCAGATCATATAGAAGAATTACGCACTATTTGTAAATGTGGTAGAAGAGCCACTCAAAATTTGCGTCTATTAAACGGTACTCCAATATTTCAAGGAGTACAAGTTGCTCTAGATAAACAAAATAATATTACATACGAAAGCGTATGTGGTAATTGTTATTTAGACTTGTTAGAAAAATACGGAGGACAATAAAATGTATGTAATAAATTTAGAAACCACTCAAGGACCTGTAACGGTAGAGGTTAACGATTTAGCAGAAATTCCTGCTATTATAGCCTCTTATAAAAACACCTATATAGGTTTTACAGCAAAATTCATGGAAGGAGAAGCTAAACCGATCCCAGCTACACCAACTTTTAATGCGCCACAAGTTAAGATTACTGATTTCAATGTAGATTGGAAAAAGATAAAATCTGCTTGTATGACTACTATATCTAAAGAGGGGGGTACTAAAGAACCTTCTAGCGAATGGAAGCGTAAATTATTATTAGCAGAGCATAGTCCATTGCGTAGAGGTATCGTTAGTTGGAAATGAGAAAATATACCGACTTATGTTAGTACTCATTTTGCTAGACATCATGAAGGTTGTGAAAAATTCGTAGCAACTCAACGTACCGATCGTACTGGCGTGGATAGAAGTGAACGTAGTCAAATTGATCCAGTCATGATGGAAATGGACGCTAATATTCAAGCACTTATTAACATTAGTTTAAAGAGATTGTGCTCAGCGGCCGATCCAACAACACGTAAATATTGGAGAGCTGTATTAGAAGCAATACGTGATTATGATGAAGATATCTTTTGAGCATGTGTACCACAATGTATTAAATGTGGCGGATGCCCAGAATACTCCAACTGTGGTTTCTTTGACGGTCTAACAAAAGATTGGACAAAAGAAGAAATTACTGACATCCGTACTCGTTATAATAAATACAATGAATGACGAGATAAAGCTTGGGGCCCAACTCAAACAAAAATGAAAATTTAAAAAAATTAAAAGCAGAATTCCCTTCAAAAAAGCAAAATTAATAAGCGTATTCTGCTTTTTATATTAAAATAATATATTTATATTAAAAAAGTAAAAAAACGCTGTAAACGGGCTAAAAATGCGTTTTAGGAGGGTATGGTGACATACGATAAAATATGTATTATTATGGCTGATGGGAAAGCCAAACGAATGGGTGGTTTAAGTAAGAAGAAGCAACTCATTGAAATTGATGGGGAACGTATAATTGATAGAACTATTCGTCAATTAAGAGCATTAGGAGTAGAACCAGTAATTGCAACTCATTCAGAAGATTTTGATTATTTGGATGTTGCAAGAATTTTACCAGAAAATAATGACCATGAAATTAAAAAATTTAGTGCAAATAAAAAATATTATTCTAAATATAAGGAAACTTTATTTATTTGAGGAGATACTTATTTTGAAGATTGTGATATAGAAGCAATCGTTAAAACGCCCGTAACTAAGTTTAAATTTTTTGGTACACAATTTGAAATATTCGGTTTTAAAATTAAACAACCATATTATGATTTAATTGATAAAGGTACAGAATATATTATTACCCACCCAGAATTAGATTATGGAAATACTGGTACATGAGGTTTATTAAGACACATTGGAGGTTTTCCTTTATTAAGAGATGAAAGTTATATACCACATACAACCGGTATTACATCAATTCACGAACCAGATAAATATATTGCTGCTGGATTACTATATATTCTACCTGGACAATCCATTGATAATGATGGCCCATGGGATTTAGAAACAATGTATGAACGTTTCCCTAATGTTAAAATAGAAGAATTAACTTATACATATCCAGACGGTAGTGTAAAAACTTTTAAAAACGGTAAATGAGTATAAAAAAAAGAGAGATTGACTTGACAATCTCTTATTTTTTTGTTATAATATATATATAAAAATATGAAAGGAATGATAATATGCATGCTATGTGTGCCGTAGTGGGTAAAACTGTAACTGATATTTATACTTTAATGGAAAGACAATGTGATATAGGACAATGGGATTATGGTAATATAGGTGGAAGATACTTAAATACAATACCCGTTTCTAAAAATTGTCAAAATCACTACCCAGTTGATTTTCCTTTTTTAGATGAGCGACCAGAAACCAATGGATTTATTGGAGATCCTATGACAAATAATTTAAACTGCCAATATGTTAGCATAACACGTGTTCGTAATATAGACAAAGAAGAATGTGAACGACTACATTCATGTAATCATTTAGATATATTACACCCTGCGGCAGCATTGATAAAATATTTAGATAATTCAATTAGTGATTTAGTAGAAGACCCTCACATGTCACATGAAATGTTAATGGATTTAATAAGCAATCCTCGCTATAAAAGTTTTTATATAGCAGTTGTAGATTATCATTACTAATAGGAGAAAAATGAAACAAAATAATTATAAAAGACGACCTTTCAAAAAGAAAGACGAGCCTTTTAATGTAGAACGTTGAATTAAACAACATCAAAATGTTGAATATCCAAAGCGCGGGAAAAAGAATCGCCTAGGAGAAGATAAAAAAAATAAGAGAAAGCATTAGCTTTCTCTTTTTTTTACAATATTATTATCTTCATCAATCACAATGCGATCACCGAAAGTTTGTTTAAAGAAATCAATTCAATTTTGTCGTGTTCATGTACACAGTCTTTCTTTTATTTCATCAATATTCAAACATGTTGGATCATTCAAATCAACGATAGATTGATACCATTGCTTTTTAATTTCAATAAATTCATCAATTGTATATTGTTCTTTATACATATTATTTCTCCTTTATTATACTGTTTTCCATCCTACAAATAAACCTTTTACAAATCATAAAACAGCTTCATCTGTACCAATGGCCCCTCCATCTTTTAATACCTTAATATTAGTGGTTAGTCCTACATGCCATCCATTAAATGAGCCTTCTCCAGGGTTACCATATACAGCAATTGTTCCAGCAGTAGCCGATGCATTGGCAATACGGATAGGAGCACTATAAGAAGTTCCGTTTACAATACATGATCAACCGTCTTCAATATATAACGGTGGACATGATAATGTACCAGTAACAGTTAAACTACCGGTATTAGATGTAACAGAACTTAATGTACTAACACTTAATTTAGATGCAGTAATACTGTTAGCCCCAATACGAGCAGCCGCTATTGTACCGTCAGTTAAATCTCCAGCATTTAAATTACCACGAATAACTGCACCATTACAATACAATTTACCAGTTGTATCAATACCGAATTTATCTTTAAAATATATTAATCAATTATGTCTATTGTTATCATGACTTCAATAATTATATAAACCACTTGGGGACATAAAATAATTAGAAGCGCTACCAGAACCTTCTCCACTATTATTTCATACACCTAAATAATTTGATTTAACATTTCATCCAGCAATTAAACCAGCAGACGCATAAATTGTACCATAAATAATAGCATTACTAGCTTGTAATAATCCTTCACTACTAACAATAAAACCAGTTGTTCCTTCGGCCGGAGTCGAACCAATCCTTCCGTCTTTGGCAACATAAATGGTTAAATCAGGGGTACCACTAATCTTATTATAAGGAATTGTTACATTAGAACCTAATGTTAACGAATTAGCCGTAATATCTCCAGCCACATGTGCCCCTGTTGCATATAATGTACCACCAGTAGTAACACCAAATGTTCCATTCATATAAATGCCCCAATCACTACGTGAACCACTGTTATTAACAGCACCTGTAATTGCTCCTCCCGCAGGACTTAATACTAAACTAGGATTAGCACCATTAGTTAATCCAGTGGAAGATGCGGTTCATCCTCCCACTGTTCCTGTATTTATTTGCGAATTACTATCTGAGATAATAATTTGGCCTCTAATATGAGCATTATTGGCATATAAATTACCACTTGTATCTACACCAAAATTACCATTAGCATAAAAAGCATAATTTTTAGTAGTGTCATTAACTGTTCCAGATATACCAGTAGGACTTAACCATAAATCTTTTGATTGACCATTTAAATGATAAAAGCCCTTATTATCAGTAATCCAATTTGCAATATTACTACCTTCTTCTGCTACTAAAAACCCTTTTGTATAAATTAAAGGATTATTACTAGTATCAACACCTACAAATGATGCTATATTATTAGTAGTACTTCAATCTTTACCATAATTGGCATCTGTTTTTGCTAATGCTTGATCAAATTCTGTTACGTGAGATAATTCAGACGAAACATTTTTCACTGATAAACCATATTGGTCTAATACTACTTTACCATATTGACCAGATAAAATAGTTAATCTGTTTGTATCTATAGAACCGCTACGAATATAATTAGCATTAATACCCTCGTCACTTAAAATACGTTCCCAAATAACAGCTTCGTTTGAATCTGTACTAAAATTATTAGTATAATAAATACCATTACCAGAATATTTCATAGCCTTGTTTGGATTAGTTGAATTAGTAACACGCATTCCAGTACTATCTAACAACATATTACCACTAGTTCCAACAATTGCTATATTATTTGTATTGTTATTTAATGTTTCTGTAATACTATTAGGATCAATTGTACCATCTGAGCGTAAAATGGCTGTACGAGCGTATATATCAGCATTATTTAATACCGTATTAGTTGCAGTAATAATATTACCAACCAATTCTTCTTCGTCAGTATAAGATGTATTCAAATCAATTTTATTATTAATTGGACTATCTAAATATCTTGTAATACCTGTAATAAGAGCTGGAACTCCATACATTCCCATTGGTTCATCATAAACTGTAACATAATCTCCTGCTTTTGGAATGATTTGTCCAACACTATGAAGCGTTTTAACCAAATCATTATAAACATCATGTTCAACTGTAATTATGGTATTACCACAACGTGGACATATTGAAATTTCATCATAGCTGACATAACCACACTCATTACAATGATAACGAGTAATTGTTGGCTCTCTGTATTCTATTAAACCAGAGGAATCAACAACATTTAAACTATAAGTAATTTCTGGAATAGAAAATTTATTAGAAGCTTCCTTGCCTTCATTAAACAATAATCCAACATAAGGTTGTTCATTATTGATATAATTACCTTCAATTAAATAATCTCCAAAATTCTCTTGAATAGTGGCGTTTAATGCATCTATTTGTTCTTTCCAACTATCATATAATTCATCTAATTCTTTGATACGTTGTTGGGCAGTTAAAACTGAGCGTAAGTCATCTAACATTTTACCATAATTACTAATATAATTATCAATATCATCATTTCAATTTTCAATTTTACCACTAGTTGAACGTACATATACATTCTTTAATATATAAGTATAACCATCTGGTAAATTTACCGTATCGTCATCAAATGGAATTTTCTCAATTAAAGAAAACATATTTTCATATGTACCAATATCTAAATTTTGTTTAGTATATGGTCTTGTTGTACTATAAGCAATTTTATCCATAGCGATAACCATAGATAAATAATCACCTTTTAAATGTGGAGAATATGCATAACTTTTTTCATTATATTTAGACATATCGGTCGTATATGGATAGATATCATGATCATATGTAAAATCATAATCAGCAAAAGTTGGAATATAAATAGCTTCATTAGAAACATCGCTACCTCCGCATTTAGGACAAGTAGTTAAATCTGCAGGAGCACTAGAACCATTTGGCTCAAGACCGCGCGTTTCTCCACATTCTGGATTATAACAGTGAAATAGTTTAATGTAATGAGTATTTTTACCTAAATCTCTATTATAAGCTTCATAAGTACCTTGAGGAGGTTTATGAAAAGCATATGTATATCCTTCTGAATATTTTAAATCTACATTATAATATTTATTTTCCATTTTATGTAAAGTAGATTCAAATCCGTCTTGAGCAATATCATATTCATTAATTGCCGTATTGTAAATTTCACGAGCTTCTCTATAATCCTTAATATATTTATCAGCAAACGCTAAGTTTAAATCATTAATTTGTCGTTCATACTGATATAACTCTAATATTTGTTCTTTGGTAATTCAATTATTCTTATAAGACCACCAAAGATTTAAAATATAATTCGTACCATATGGACTACGACCTGTAATATACATATCGTCATTAGGAGTTCATTCTCCCGTTGTACCAGTAATTGGATCTACTATAACAGTATTACCATTAATTGTGAATTCTCATAAACCAGTATCCAATTTTGTAGCAAGATTTCAATTATTACCATCTCAATAATATACTTGACGATTAGGCCCAGCATTTCAATATTCTGGTACTGATAAATCATGTATCTGTTCTATTGACGAATATGTTTTTACAATGGTCATTTTACCGTCTACTTCTTGATAAATATATTCTGGTTTTTTAAGCGCATCATTTGATATGCTATCATCTACAATAGCATAATATCCTTCTATATCTGTTGTAGGTAGAGAATTTACATTATTATAAAATCCTGTAAAATTCTTAGTATAATCTCTAGTTGCAGTACCAATGTTAATGTTAGCATCTCCATCATAATCTTTGCCACCAGTACAATAAAGTTTAGTAATAACACGTTCACCATCATTTTTAATCGTAGTATCTTTAATATTATTACCTAAAGCATATACCAATCCATAATTTTTACCGCTAAATTGACGCAATGCAACTGTTCTATTGATACAATCAAAAACAGGATATACCTGTAATTCTTTACACACAGCTGTAATAGCGTTATAGCAATTACCACTGCTAATATTAATATTGCTTTGCAAATCAACCAATTCAGTAGATTCAACAGAACCTCTTGGATTATGTACAACAGTTTTCACTATATCAACATCTGGTGTACCATCTTGACGCAATGCCACAGATCAATTAGTGCCTTCTAAAATGTGATATAAATAATTAAGTGCATTATTAGGACATAAATAACTATCTACTTGATATAATTGAGTTCAATCTCATGAGTATCTATCAATATATAAATTAGGATCAATACCTACAGTCGTTTGGTCATAAAAATCATATAATTGTAATACTAAATAACCGCCCTCTTTATATAAAATCCCTTTAAAACGAGCTGTTGATGTAATAGGTCAGTAAAAGGCAGATGCTAATAATCCATAAGGTCAAACACTTGCCGTTTGCATTAAAGTTTTAATCTGCTCTTTTCCTAACGGATATTCTACAGCATGTGCTGGATCCCATTCTAATGGAATATCTAATTTACCAGCAGTACGACTTAAATCTTCTGTTCATTGTGTGTATTTAATTGTACCAGGTTTGTCCAATGGTTTGTTTTGAAATATGGTTCATTCATCCCTTGTTAAAGTATTTTGATCAATGGTTAAACCAACTCTTTTTTTACTTAAATTAAAACGTGGATAATCCATTGCTGTAAAAGATGTACTAATTTTTAATACATCTCTTGTTTTATCTATTGGTTGAACTATATAGTCCATAATATAATCTTCAATAATATTATCTGGATATACATTAGAATATGTTCTATCTACATAAGTAGTTGTATCTCCATATCCTTCCGGCTCACGTACTGTAATAGGTTGCTCTCCTACATAATAAACCTGTCTTTCATAGCGCAATTTAACAAGTGGCACTAATAAACTTAATAACGGATTTTTAATTTTCTCTCCATTATTGTTAATAATAGTATTAGGCATCTCAAATTTTAAATCACTATAACCCGTATTAGCCTCTGTAATAGTAATATTATAAGCATATCCTGCTGTCATATGGTCATCACTATTAAAGATTGTTTGTTTAATATTTTCGTTATAGTCTAATACGTGTAAGGTTTCCTTAACATATACTTCCATGTTCTCTCCTCCTTAATAAAATAAAGAGACCTATAGTCTCTCTGTCTCTAATATATAGTATGATTTTGGGTATAAAAATAAAGAGAACTCATCGTTCTCCTATAGACTTGGAATATCTTCGTCTCCATCGTCAATAATGTTATCTATTACTATTTCAACTGTGTGGTCTCTAGTAATTCCTGTATAAGTAATTTTAACTTCTGTGTTGCTCAACACTTCAAATTGTATCCAGGCAGGGTTACCAGTTTTATATTCTTTATCATCTACAATTAGATGGAATGAATCAACCGCATTGTCAAATGTAATTAAAGATGAAACCGTAGCACCTTCTTCAATGTTTTCAATTTTTTCTTTATCTGGTACGTAGTCTTTAATATTTTCATAAGTAATTGTATATAAATTAGGTTCTGGAATTGGTTTTTTACCATAAACTAATTCAATATAATAAGATTTATCATCTACAATTCTTAAATCTTCGTATCCTACTTTACCTAATAATTCTAAAGCCGTAATAGCTGCTTCTTCAGGTGTAAGTACACCATATTCAACTATCTCTCCTCTATCATTAGGAACCATATGAAAAGCAAAAACATTTTCTTTAAAAGTGTGTAGCTTTGTCATTATCTTATACATAATTTCCCTCCTTACAGTTTATTCTCTATATTTATAGTAGCTTTTATGGTTATAAGTTCAAATAAAAAAAGAAGGAGATGTTACTCTCCTTTGTTCATAGGCTCGTCGGTAAGTGGATCTCTGACTTCTCAAGTAATTTCTTCTTTGTTAGTAACACTAACACCAGAAAGTTCAATTACTCCCTCAAGTGCTTTTTTACCTTGAGTAATTACAGAAGCAATTACTACACCAACTACAGCCACAGCAGATAAGGTTTGTAATGTGTCATTAGCAAACAATTCTACTTGGAAAGTATTTGTAATTAAAGCATTAATAAAAGGTAACATTGTAAAAGCTATGCTAGTTAAAACTGCACTAGCATAATATACAAATGCTTTACCCAATCCTTTAAATAAAACTTTCCATGAAAATACTTGACCATCATGAAGATTATGAATAATTCCACAAGTTGTATTAACAATTACTAAAATTGCTAGAACCATTCCTAACCACCCCATAACACCAAGTGTGGATAAAATAGCTTCCCACATAATATCCTCCTAACCTACTAATTCTTAAATAAACTTTTCCAGAACCAGATACAGTTAATTCAATTCTATCAATTCCAATAATAGGAGCTACATAAGCACCTTCACCAGAAATTGAAGTGCTTTTACTAAAATCACTTAAACTAATAATAGCTAAATCGATTTCAGATTCTAACTTACCACTTTGTCCTTTAATTGATACTGAAGGATTTCCTTCTGTTATAATTGATAATACTGAACCTTTTAATCCAGAAAGTTTTAAATCTTTCTCTTGATAATTAGAAAGATCAATTAATCTTGATTGATACATTATTTACCTCCTTTAATATCCTATTGTCCAACCTGCATTTATAAAATCTTGATAGTTTGATAGTGCTTCTATTCTACTTGCTGGATAATATGTAGTATCTAATATTCCTAATGTCTTCAATGTTTTAGTTCCAGGGTAAGATACTGCATTTATACACATTTGCAATATATTATTCAAACTATTATTATCTAAATTATTGCAACTTTTAAATACATCAGAAAAAGCATACTTATTAGTCAAATTACTTGTGTTTAACAAAGGTATTGATGTAAGCCCAGAGCATCCATAAAACATCTTTTCCATTTTAGTGACATGAGATGTATCTAACAAAGGTATTGATGGCAATCTCCAACATCCCATAAACATACAAGACATATCTGTTACTTTGCTTGTGTTTAATAATGGTATTGATGTAAGGCTTCCACAATTTCGAAACATATTCACCATACTTGTTACATTACTTGTATCTAATAGAGGTATTGATGTAATACTTGAACAGTAATCAAAAATACCAGTCATACTTGTTACATTACTTGTATCTAATAGAGGTATTGATGTAATATTTGAACAGTTGTGAAACATATAAACCATACTTGTTACATTACTTGTATCTAATAGAGGTATTGATGTAATATTTGAACATCCATAAAACATATTTTCCATTGTAGTGACATTACTTGTATCTAATAGAGGTATTGATGTAAGTTTAGTACAATTTTGAAACATAGACATCATATTTGTAACACGACTTGTATCTAATAGAGGTATACCATTTGTTTTAATAGGTATAGCAATAATATCACTATTAATTGTTTTATCATTATCAGTCAATACTCGTGGAGTCATTAAATTATATGCATTATAAATTAAAATATTATTATCATTAAATGACATTGATGGATTTACCCCTAAGGTTCCAGATATATAACCATTATTCGTATATGCTTTTTTACTATTAAGTAAATCGTTTGCATTAAGATTAACACCAACATAAGAATAATTCCAATCAGAACCATCATAAGTAAACAACCCATCAAATGTTTTAACCCCTACTTGCATAAAATAACCAATTTCATCAGTCCAATTTCCATCTATATACACATTAAATGGCAAATTAATTGTATCACCATCAACTAAACTATCACCTGTTGACATATCTTCTGCTTCTATTCTTTGTCTTGTATATGTTATTCCATCATTACTATTATATTGAACTCTTACTTGTATATTATCGCCCCAACCATCTAATCTAAAGTCTTGTTCAGATAATTCTATCATACCATCAAAATTTTCACCACTACTTTGGTCGGCTCTTAAATTACCACGAAACCAATCACTAAAAGCATTAGATAACACAACTGTTGCTGGGAATGTTATACTTGAGTTGTTTGTTGTTTCTTCCCAATTACCTATTGAACTAGAAGTAACAACGCACATGTCTCCCTCATGAACGCCCGTTAAAGCATCTCTTTCAGCAATAGATGCAACTTTATAAATATCTGTTGCACCACCACCAGTAGTAATTTCTCCATTTCTTGCCATACGAGCGATAGTACTATAGTTAGTACCCTCTGGTAAATCAAGGGCACTAACTGTTGTATCTAAATCATCCGTAAGAGCTTCTAATAAATGACTAATTGCCATAATTATACACCCCCATTAATAAATGCATTATAAGCATCTAAAAATTCTTGATAAGTACAATCTGCTATATCGGCTGTTTTAATTAAGAAGAACTTAGTATTGGTTGCATCAAAATGAGCTTCGTCAAATCCAAGATAACTTCTAGTCATTGTTAAACTTCCGTCAATTGGCTCGCTTAATGTTCCAAATGTTTGATTGTTTTGATTAATCCATGCAACACGGAAACTTTCTGGTACATCATATGGATCTTCTGAACCACCCGTTCTATCAAATTCTGTTCTAGTAAATCCACCAGTTACATCATTTGAATTATAAGCAGTTGTATGAGCAACAACATCTGTTGTAAATCCTAAATTAGCTAATGGTAAATCTTGTGTGAATGTTGAAGCATCTGAAACTTCACCACTTTCTACTGTAATGTTCTGAGTATCACCATATTTAGCAAGTGATTCTTGATAAGTTGTAGGATCTTGCCAGTAAGAAGTTAATGTAACTGTTTCTCCTGGTTCGATATCGTAAGGTCATAATAATGGTACATGTTTAGCAGGATTTACCCCGTCATCGTAAATTTCATCAAGTATTAAACCTCTTATTGTATTACTACTTGTATTAGTAAAGTTATAATCTAATACATAATAATCTGTATCTATATGATGTTCTTTAGCGATTACTTCATATGTTCCACTATTACCATCAACCGTTATATTCTCAGTGTATAAAGTAGTATTAATTGGTTCAACCGTATCAACTAAATGTGATAATACTTCGGTAATATTACCAATTTGATTGTTAAGATTTGCAATCATAGCATCTACCTCTGATTTTGTATAATAATTAGTTAAATCAACTTCTGTTGAGCCAATTATTTCCCAAGCATTATTAATATACATATATTCATCATATATATTTTGTGTACCTGGAGTTGTTTTAGGTACCATATAAATGGTATCTGTTGCTATATCTTGTGTTGGCAATGTTTGAACTATTTCACGTTTCGTTGTATCTATATTAGAAATTTTATTATCAATATAACTTAAAATCTCTTTTTGTGTCCAATGCGCTGGAGTTCAAGCCTCAGCTACACTTATTGTTGTATTACATTCATATAATACTCCATTATAAATAACATGATCTCCTTCGTTATAAGTTGATGATGTACTATATTGCGGAGCAATATTATTTAAAATAATTTTATCTTGGTCGTCTACATATTTTTTATTAGTAAATTCTGTATCTTGTGTTGGCGCTGTTGTACTATTTTGTTTTGGTATATTATTAAATATTTTTGTACCACTAAAAAACTGTGTATTTTCAGTTATAAATCTTATAGGTGAATTTACATAGCTTAAACTGTTTACAGAAATTACTTCTCCTGATATGTCAGAAGGTTTTTGATAATATAAAACACTATTTGTTAAATAACCATCATATAAACCACTAGAATACTGACTTGTGTCTGGATAAATATGCCATACTCTTCCAATAGCAACTCTTGATGAACTATTTCTAACTTCTTCATATTCTTTTTCAATAATTAAGTATAAACATGCTCCTTTAAAATTAGTAACTGGAGTATAATTTGAACCATTAATTTTAAAACCAAGTCCATCTGGAAGAGTCTGATTAAGATAGTTACTAAAATATAACCCTTTCTTAATACTAGGGTAATCAAAAACTGTTCCCATACCAGATGTCATTGTTCCATTTAAATATCCTATATTTAGACTATTATCTTCTTGTACCTCAACAGGTTCCCAACTATAAGTTGCTGGGTCTTGTCCATCACTTACACATTGATAAAAATATCCTTGTGTATAATCAGCATCTGTTGTTCCAATATATTCTATAATTTGATTTTCGTTAGATGCACTTGCAACAGGCATGGTTGTATATTGTATTGCTGTAGCACTTATTTTATCATCAACATATTTTTTGTTTGTAAGTTGACCGTCTGCTGTTGGAACTGCCGTTGAAATTGGCAAACTACTAAATGTTTTAACACCAGTGATTGTTTGTGTAATGCTGTTTAAAAAATCAAACCCCGTACTAATAGTTCCAGCATTACTAATATAACCGCTGGTTGTTTCTACAATACGTAAACAACATAAAGAACTACCAGAATTATCAATTCCAACAATTAAGGCAATATCTTTTTGTCGTGATGGTGGGGTTGTTGTATAATCATCATACACTATTATATATATTGGATTTACTGTGCTTGTTCAAGTATATGTTGGTGTTGTTTTAATATAAAAAGGTGCCCCTGGTTTTTGATAAATATAAAGTCCTTTTTTGGCTGTTCTAAAATCAAATGGACTACTGCTACTAGATGTTGGCAAATAATAGACTTCTTTTATATTTGATAAAGCACCAAAAACAGCCCTAGCACTTGGATATTGATCATCTGTACTACTACTATCTAAACTTGTTACTTTATGACTAGTAAATTCTAGCTCATCTTTATAAATTGCACAATCTTGATCCCTTACTAATGTATCTGTACTAACTATCATACCGTTCATAATGGTTTCAATATAATATGTTTTATTAGGATCAGCACCAGTTGATTTAACTTCAGCTGGACTAGTAAAATCCATAAAATTAGAATGTACTAATAAATTAAATGATTTATTACTCTCAATACCATCTAATACTTTATTAACATCCGTAGATGTAATTATGTTATTTAAAACATCGGCGTCAATTGTAATTGTAGGTGTATCACTTGCTGCTATAGCATCGTCAACATATTTCTTATTTGTTAATTGACCATCCTGTGTTGGAACAGATGTTGAGACTGGTAGGCTACTAAATGTTTTAACACCTTGCAGTGTTTGATCATTTGGTGATAAAGCAATAAACTTAGGATATTTATTCACTTGTACTGATATATAATCATTGGTATTATGATAAAATCTAATACCAAACAAATATCCTTTGTCGTTACTATAAATACTTCCATAACCCCAGGCTAATGCTACAAGTCTGTTGTTGTCAGGTGGGGAATTACTTATTTTTTCGGGATAAATTAACATAGTTATATAATAAGGTAATAGATTACCTCCTGAATCAGCCCTAGAATAAGCATAACTAGCATCATCACTACCTGTATTTAGATAAATCCCTGCGTCCATAGTAAAGAGATTAACTCTCTTATCACCAGATCGATCAAATTCTTTTTCCTTGATATCTAGATTTAAAAAATTTGCTAAATCCCAAACAGCTTTTGCACTTGGATATTGTTCATCTGTACTTTCACTATTTAAAGTAGTAATCTTATTACTGATGTCTTCTTTTGTAGCATCAATAGCATCTATTTCATCTTTTGTATAATAGTTTTCAAAATTGATTGAAGTAGTCCCAATATTTTCCCACTCATCTTGTAATCATAAATATTCTTTATACCAAGGATTTTCACCAGGTTCGTTTTGTGGAACTAAATATAAAGTATGATCATTACCGCTTTCTGGTAATTCTTCAACGATCTCTGGTTTAAATCCCAATTCAGCCAATTCATTAACTCTTTCTTCTAGACTTTTAATTGCACTATCGTCTAATGCGGCAAGAGCTAATATAATAGCTAATTTACTTTCTTGCATTTTTTTACCTCCCTATTCTTTTATAGTTTTTTCAATGCAGAAGCCTCATAAAAACCAGTTGTATTACCAGTTTTTCCTCCTACTTGATAAGGATAAGGTCTTCCTGTTCATATTTTAAATATATATTGTGTCCATCCAATACCATATGCCGTATTAGAAGTTCCGTAACTTGAACCATTACCAGTTCCAATTATTTTAACTTTATCTCCAACTTTTAATTCTGTTGGTGTAGGTGGTTCTGGTGTAGGTGTAGGAGCTGGAGTGTATTTAGTCAAAGAACTTTCATCACACCATCCTAGATCTCCAGTAGTATTGTAAGGATGTGCACTACCAGGATTTTTTCTAGTTACTTTTGTTTTTTTATTTTTAATAGTATTGGCAGGTTTTGTTGCATTACTATTAACATAAATTGGTCCATTAAGTATTACATCATCTCCGATATTAAACTTATCACAAGGAGTTGGTGTAGGTGTTGGTGGAGTTGGTTGACCACCATCTATTGTTTTTTGTACATCATCTGGTAAATAAATAAAACATCTGAAATAATATAATTGCCCACTTCCCCAGCGTCCATTTTTATTATTTCTTATTTGGTTCCAGAAAATAGCACTTGAGCCCCATCCAGATTCACTTGTGTAAACTGAACCGTCTTTATTAACTTTTTCTACTATTGCAACATGTCCTGCTCCACCAGTTTTACCCCAGCACATAATAGCACCAAGTTTTGGTGTAGAACCTGTTTTAAGTCCAGCTTTTTCTGCTCTTTCTTTGAATTGTCCAGCATTACAATTTAATGTTGGATAAGGACATCCAACGCTATCACGCGCAATATTAATGATTTCATTAAAACGGCCACTTGCATATCCAACGCAATTTGCCAAAGCATTTGCTGGAGCATAAGTTGGATTACCTTTTATACATGTATTCCAACCACCAGACCCTCTTACAATATAATTTTTATCATTATTTGGGCGACTGGTCCTCATAGTAAAACCCTCAGCCCCAATACCTTCCGGATCATCAGCATTAAGATTCTCTACATGAGCTTCGTCCATATTTTCATTTAAGTCTTCTGGTGTAACTGCTTCAAATAAATATTGAACATCTTCGTCAGGAATATCATCTCTAATATAAGCTTTAGCAACCATTACCTGTACTTCAGGTGGAGCTTGCTCAATACGAGAAATACGTTCTTCCCAAGATAATTTTTCTTTTTCTTCCATGGTTTCCTCCTATCACTCCTTCCATTATATAGTATATAAATTATAATTCTCCTTCAAAAACCTTCTCCCATTTATCATAATCACATCGATCTTCATAAACTACATTATTTGGACGTTTGGAAAATATTTTTTCTACGTCTAAATCACTAAGATCCATATTAACTAAATAACCATTTTCTCCTTCTTTCACAATTTTTAATGCTTCTGGGAAACGAGTTAAAATTACAGGCACGCCTCGTTGTAATGCCTCAAATGCACTATAACAAAAGCTTTCCGTATCACTCAATTGTACTAAATAATCACAACCTTTAATTAGTGTTTTATTCATTGTAGAGGGCGGAACTATAATAAATTCAGGAATAGATTTAATGTCATTTAAAATCTTGGCATCTTTAACTTGACTTAAAGAACAACATACAAATCAAATAAAACGTTTATGTGCAGCTTTAAAGCGTTTAGCCATTTCAATCATACGAGTAATACCTTTCTCTTTGGTAGCTCTAGATAATGTTATTAACGCTAAAGTTTCATCTTCTTCTTCCTTATAATCATGATCTAGTATATTATAAATAACCTCAGATTCACATTTAGAAAAAGGCTTTAAACCTTCAGCAGCAGTATCAGATACACAAATAACTTTATCTACCCTAGAATGTTTACTCCATTGTAAATTTTTATAATCGGGATGATGAGCTTTCATACCACTTAAATCAGCATGTATCATTTGATATACTTTATCGGCTTTTGCTCTATTTAAAATTGTGCTACCATCATAATTACCTAAAATTAGTATATCACATTCAAATGGTTTACCATTATCAATTACTATATCAGCATATTTACTTAAATTGGCTAATTGTGCAGGTTCTATCATTCTACACATAATAGTAATATTACGATTACGATATTTTTTTACCCAATTAAATAAAAATGTCTCTATACCACCAATATAATATAAATACCCTTGGTGTATGATTACTTTTTTCCCAATACGCTCTAAATTATCTGGCTTTCTAGATGAAATAAATTCCACATATTTTGTTTTATTACGATTTTCACCCATTAATTCAATTAATCTACCAATGGTATCAATATCATATACATCTCCAACATTTCGTATCACAGATGGCTCTTTTTGACAATCTATAAATTTGCGCACCACTTTAACTGTATACATTTTCTCTCCTCCTCATTTATCCATTCTCCTTAATTATATAGTATTCAAAAATACAAAAAAATAAAGAGAAGACCTTATGCCTTCTTCTTCTTTTTACCTTCTTGCATATTTAATAAACTAGATAAATTATCAGCCATATGACTTAAATATTGATCTATTTTCACTGGATCTTCTTGTGTCTTGTTTTCTACTCTATATAACACAAATACAGTACCAATAATATATCCAGTAAGATTAGTTAATTTATAACAATAAGCTGAACGTACTCCTCTTGCTTTTAATAATTCATATGTTCCAATATCTTTGTTCTTAATTTGCTCAATATCACTAATTAAACAATGTCCAGTACGGTCAATTTCACTAATCGGATATCCAACCATAGATCTGAATTGATTTTGGAAATCACTGATACATGGTTGACACCCATGATTAACTTGTTCATTTGTTACGCTAACTTTTAAGAAAGATATAGAATTCATATCTTTACCACCATTGTGATAACGAGCAACTAAAGCACGGCTAGCCCCCAAATCACTTATGGCTTGTTGTAAATAAGTATTAATAGTCTTATCAATTTCTGCAGCAGTTTGATCTTCTTCTTCTGTTAATACATGACCTCCTGCACATGATTTCATTTGGTCTACTACATTATTAAATATTTTAGTGAAAAATTCATCTTGCTTTTTATTGTTTTTAACAGTTAACCACAAAAAAATAGCCGCAATGATTATTAAAATACCTAATTCACTAATTGCTTTTGCAACCTCTAATCACTCCATACCTTTTCCTCCTTTCTATTGTATAGTAGTATATTTCATTATAAAATAAAAAAAGAAGAGGTTATTCAACCTCTTCAATAATCTCGGCCTCAGAAATCATTTCTTCTTGATTTGTCTCGGCAATTTGAGCATCTAACTTAGCTTTTAATTCATCTTCACGAGCTTCTAACTCTTCTTGAGTAAGTTCTTCATAAAGTTTTAAAGCATCTTCTTTTGTTAGGTTTTTAGCCAAATAAGCTTCGGTAAATAGCTCTGGTAATACATATTTTTGATCTTCGGTATAAGAACCAAAATCATTTATTGATAAAAAACCTTTTCCCTCATCAGCTTGTATTTTATTATATTTTTTTGTATATTTCATATCATTCCCCCTATGTTCTTACTGTTCAACCTTTACTAGTCGCTATAGCGATATCTTCAGAAGTTAATAAATTATACAAAGCAGAAACTAGACGAATAGTACCAGTAAGATTTTTTTCGGTTAAATCATATATACTATTAAAAATATTTAATAATACTTGATGCTTTTGCTCATTTGTACCACTAATACCCTGAATATAAACTAAGCCACCATTTGATGCAAAACTTGCTCCTAAATCTCAATATCCGCCAAACTCAGATGGTAAATTACTAATACGATAACTATTACGCATAGGTAAAGCCGAACAATCAAATCCGTTTTTAATACAAGGAGTTAAAGTTACATTCATTTTATTTGGTCCTAAAATAACATCACTATTACTTGTTGATACATAATCAAAACCTACTAACTTTAAAATACGATCTGATGGAATATCTAAATAAACACAAGTTGATGCACCACTGTATGCGCTACCACAAGTTATTTGTCGTAATTTTGGTGTACTTAAATACATGTCTCTCGGATAATAACCATCCTGATGTACTCAACCATTGGAACTATTAATAACTTCTAAATTTGGAAAACTTTGTGGATTTTCAACAGTGGTATATGATAAATCTAAACTTTGCATATTTCCACTTGTTATAATTGAGCTAGCATCAAACGGATGATTTATAATTAAATTTGGACCAATATTATATAAACTTCGTATTTGTGCATTTAATACTAAAGTATTAAATGTGCCACTAGAACAAAAACTAATATTGTTTGATGCAAATATAATATTGCTATTTGATAAATCTAAATCTCCTGTATAATTACCATACAATGCGCCCGAACCATATAAATTAAGCGTATTAGGTAAAATATAAAATTCTGGTGATTGAAATTTATAACTCCCTGATAAATATATGTTATTATAATCATCAAAATGTAATGGTCAGTAAGGAGCTCGAGCTGGATAAGTTAATCTAGAATAAGGAAAATTATTTCCAGCCACTAAGGCTTGAGATGTATCAAAATAAGTATATAATAAAGAACCACTAATCAATGGCAAGATATTTGTTTTTCCACTAAATACTATTGAATTCAAATTAATAAAATGATAACCACCGTCTGAAGTAGCCCCACTAGCAAATAAATAATAAGGATTTCTAATCATATAAGTGCTGTCCGTTAATTTAACCATATTTAAACATGGGAAATAACCATACATACTACTCACTGGTTGATAGTTATAATATAAATTATATTCTGTATAAAAATCAATATCAAACATACGATATGTACGTGGAATAATTACCCCACCTACTTTTTCACCATCATTTTGATAAGTAACAGATAAAGTAAAACCGGCTACCGGTAACTCAGAAATTGTTTCTGGTAACGTTAAAACTTGTACTGTAGTTAGTAACTTAGGATTAAGTCGTACTCATACATATTCAGCTCATTCAGGAGGTTGCGCCATTGGAGTGTTTGAATTAGTATAACGAGGTACAGTTACAACACGAGTACCTTCTTCCGACGTATAAGTTCTGTAATCAAACAAACCATTACCAAGATAAGTGTATATGCTACTAGCATTAGCATTCTGTTTACCAAAATAAGTAA